GCGGGAGGCTGGTGGGCCCGGCAGGACTCGAACCTGCAACCAGACCGTTATGAGGAATGTGGTTCCTGAAAATTCTCAACGTTTCCAGCGAATAGACCAGACTGCACCGAACCGTTCGCGCAGGATGTTCGATTAGTGTTCCAAAAACCGGGTTCGATGAACCTGAGACCAGACAGCATGATTGCCGGAGACCTTAGTCATGCCTCACCGTAGCGTAGCCCAACGCCTAGAACGCTTGTTCACCAGGCGCCGCGATGGATGGGGAGCCCGATCGACATTCCGGGCCGCGCCAACGCTGGCGCCGCTGCTTGAGGCAGGAAGGATCACGATCCGTGTTCATCGGCTGCCCATGGCGGCTTGCGTGGCGGCAGCCCGTATGCAGGGCGGCACCCGTGGTGAGAGCATCGACCACATCCGGATGAAGCGGGCGGCTCGCGAGTGGATGCGGGCTGAAGGGGCAGTCGACGCTTTGGAGGAGGTACCAGGCTATACCGGCAAATTCGACGTCTACAGCGCCGATGCCGACTGGATCGTCGAGTGCGGCAACTCCAGCATGGACAAGCTGATTGAGGCCATCCGGGACGACGAGCGCCCGCGGTTCACTCTGGTCCCGTACCAAGATACCGAGCGCCACGACGACACCCCTCGGCGGCTGATCGCCGTCGACTTCGTTTGGGACGAGGCGCTTTGCGAGGAGATGAACGCAGCGATCCTCGGCAGGGAAGAAAGCGCCATGCTGGCTCACGACCGCGCGCAGCGGGCTCGCATGATCGCTGAGGCGCAGGCTCGGAAAGCCGCCAGAGAGGCCTAATCCCCCCTCTCCGTCTGGATCTCTTGGATTGAGGTTTGTGTGGGGAGGGAGGGGTTAGTCGGGCTTGGGGGCAGAAGGTTTGCGAGAGGCGCGGAGCCGACGCGCGATCTTCTCGTCCACCGCCGCCCTGACGAAGCTCGCGTGATCCTCGCCTTCCTCTAGCACCGCACGGACGCGCTCCTTCGTGCCAGGGACGAACCGGATCAGCACCGGCTCATGCTCGTTCTTCGGCCGGCTCATACGGCGGGTTGAACGAGATATCTCCGATGCCGTCAAGTTGGGCTGTTCCATGCGCTTTTCCGAGATATCTCGGATTGCAGCTATAGCACGCCCATGCTACGAATGCGAGATATCTCGGAAGGAGCGTTTGCAATGGGCCGTGAGATCCGCCGCGTACCGCCGAGCTGGTCGCATCCGACCGAGATGCGGTTCTGCTGGGCGATGAAGATTGGCTGGACGAAAAAGCTCAGCTACGTGGCGCTGCATAACCAGACGCACGCCGAAGCTCTGGAGGAATGGGAGGCCGATAAGGCGAAGTGGGAGGCCGGCGAGCGACCTTCCTACGCCTCGCCGGAGACGACCTTCGCCGAGTACTACGGCGAGCGGCCGAACCCCGATCACTATCAGCCCTTCACGGACGAAGAGGCCACGTGGTTCCAGCTCTGGGAAACCGTGAGCGAGGGCACGCCGGTCTCCCCTCCATTCGCCACCGTGGACGAGTTGGCGGCCTACCTCGCCGAGTGGGGCGACTTCTGGGATCAGAGCCGCGCCGTTGAGGCGATGCCAGCGCATGAGGTCGAACGGCTGCTCGTCGCAACAGACCACAAGCACGAGTTCAAGGCCGGCTGGGGACGTGAGCGCGCAGACGCTTTCTGCCAGACTGGCTGGGCGCCGAGCATGATGGTCCGGAACGGCGAGATCCTGACGAACCCGGGCGACATGGTGAGCGCGTGATGGCTGGCGCCAGCATCGCATTCGGCTGGGGTGCTCCCAGCTTCGCCGAGCAGCTTCCGAGCCTTTCGGCCGCTGACGCCGACAGAGCCGATGCCATCAGCAATGCGATTACGCTGCTTTCGGTCCACGGCATCATTACCGAGAGCGAGCGGGACCGGGCCATCCGCCGGGCGACTCGCAGCATCGAATGCGCGCTCCGGAAGCCGAAGGAGGTAGCATGAGTGACATCGGTCGCATTGCCTACGAAGCGTTCTATGCCGGCTTGCCCAAGGACACATGGGATCCTTGGGAGAAGGTCGCACCGGATGCGCGGGCTATATGGTCTCGGATTGAGCGGGCAGTTCGCGCCGCCGCTGAGAACCCATCCGATCGCCAAATTGATGCGGCCTGCGCGGCTCAATACGGCAAGGGCGCATGGCGCCGCCGGAAGGAAGCTTGGGACGTGACGGCCGAGCGCGAGGCCATGCGCCGCGCTATCAAAGCGGCGGGGTCTGTCTGATGCCCTGCGCCTACTGCGATGCCGATGTGGACGGAGGCTGCAAAGGCGCGGCGACGGCAACCGATTGCCTGCTGGAGCAACTTCGTTCGGCTGATGCGCAACGTGCGAAGCTGCGCCGAACCCTCGGCAGCCCCTTTCTAGCCGGCCATTCCGGCTGCGAAGGCGGCCCGTTCCTCAAGCTCAAATACGACACGAACGCACAGGCGCTGCGGGCTCACAAGGCGCTGGCGAAGCTCCTCCGAGACCCCGCCTAGCCATTCTGCGCAGATAGGAGAGCAAGCGATGGACATTCAGGCCCTGATGAACGCGCTGAGCGCCAGCGCGAAGACGACGCGCAGCGGCTATCACCTGTCGCTTGGCAAGCTGATCGCTGCCCTAGAGGCCGCGCCGGCAGACGCCGTTGTCGAACTGGATTGCGGCGGCTCTCCGTCCAATCCGCACAGCTACCGCGGCTACTACGAGGATCTGGCTTTTGAGACCGATCCCGATCCGATCACGGTCGCGCAGTTCCTGTCGCTCTGCCGATCCGTTCATGGACAGACGCTTCAGGGCTGGAAGGGCGGCGATTACCTGATGGGCGACGATGCGGTTCTCTGGATCGCCGTGAAAGGCCACAGCAGCGGCCGCGCCGTCATGGGCGCCCACGTGGTGGGCGACAAGCTGCTCCTGCTGACCAAGGAAGTCGACGACTGATCCCGCCTAACCCCAGGATCTAAACGCCATGGCCGAGAGGAGCGCGGAGATGCGACAGCCGATGCAGAGCGACCCGGTGGTCGTGCTTTACACCAACTGGCGCGGGGTCACGGCGGTTCGACGCCTCGTGCCGGCTTCTGCCATCCCGTTCTGGTGGGGCGAGAGCAGCTACCACAAAGAGCCCGATGGCAAGCCGCTGGAGCAGTGGTTCTTCCGGGCGATCGATGCCGACCGCGAGGAAGACGGCGCCCGCGACTACGCGCTGTCGGGCGTGAAGGCTTGGGGCATCGATGCCGTGGTCGCTGGTTCGCGGATTGAGCCCCATGCCTGACGCCCTCTCCCTTTCCCGAACAGAGCTTCCAGAGGAGATCGAGAAGGCGATTATCACGCTTTGTCGCGCGGAAGGATCTCTCGGCAACCTGTCTCTGACCGGCCGCAACTACCAGCGGGCAATGACCGCAGCATACGAAGCCAGAGAAGCCCTCACCGCCGCGATCCTGTCCCGGCTGGGAGAAGCAGAGGCTCGGCGAGAGGGAGCCCAGGGCGCGCCCTTCGGGACGGGCTCTAGCCCTTCGGGTCCTGCTCCTTCGGATCAGGAGCCTTCGGCCTACGATCCCTCGCGCAGCCCGCCACGGCCATTGCGCTATAGCGTCATCCTAAAGTGGAGTGACGAGGACCAAGTCTTCGTCGGCCGTGTTCCCGAACTGCCGGGCTGTTGCTTCCACGGCGACAATCAGGTTGAGGCCATCGGTGAGGCGGCTTCGGCTATTGCTTGCTGGATCGAGGCGGCCGAGGCGGCTGGCAACCCTATCCCAGACGCGGTGCTGCTAGATGGTGCCGATTTCCCGCCGTGGTCGCCGCCCGCGCAAGAGACCGAAGCCCGTAGGGCCGAGACCTTGGGCTCGGCTTGCGAGGGCTCGGTGGCCGAAGGCCATGCGCCCGACCTCACCGAAGCCGGACGCCTCGCGATCAAGGACGCCTGAGGATGATTGAAGCTCTCATGACACCGGTCGATGCCCCGAAGGCCGGCCCCTACGACTTCGTCGGCTTCGTCTGCGTCGATCCAGGCGGCGAGCCTTTCTGGCCATCTGCGCGCGGGTCATCGGCGGAGAGTCTTCGCATCTGCTTCGGTGTCTCAGATGCCTATCGCTTGGATGACCTGGCTCGCAATGGCTGGCGTTGCGTGCCGATAGCAGCCCTCTCCTCCCCTGCAGCTACCGAGGAGGGCTGAGGGATGGTTGAACGTGCCTTGATCCTACCGCCGTTGCGCCGGACCGCTGCGGATGCGTTTCATTTCGCGGCGATCGCCCATCAGGGGCAAACCGACAAGGCTGGACGGCCCTACGTGGAGCATCTGGGGCGCGTTGTTTTGCGTACCCGAAACCTCGCCCGAGACTGCCCCTTTTGGAGCGACTGGGAGCGGGACGAGGCAGCGCAAGTCGCTTGGCTGCACGACACTGTAGAGGACGAGCGCTGCCAAGCCTTCGACCTCCGCGATGAGGGCTTCTCGGATCCCGTCATCCTTGCCGTGCGCATGCTGACTAAGGGCTTCCACGGCCTGCTGGATCCCTCTGGCAAGATGCCGTACCTCGGCTGGATCGAACTGATCACCCGCAAAGCCGATCTGCCGGCCATCCTCGTCAAGCTCGCCGACGTCGAGGACAACAGCGACTCAGAACGCCTCGCCCTCCTCCCGGAAGAGACCCGGGAACGCCTGCTCAGGAAGTACGAGCCGGCGCGAGAGATCTTGAAAGCGGCTGCACGAGCAAAAGGATGGCAGGGATGAGACAGGACGTTATCAGGCTGCGCTTTCACCTCGTCGGCGGCCAGACGGTCGAGCGCATCATTGAGGTGACGGATGGAATGGCCGTCACCCAGGACAGCCTCTCCGAGTTTGCCCAGCGCATGACCCAAGTCGATAGCATCTCGATGGCCGCCGGCAAGGGGCGATCGGTTGCGATCCCATCCATGAAGAACGTCGCCCTGCTTGAGGCCGAGGGCGTCGGCGTTGGGGAGCACATCTGACACCGCCCAGGATCTCCGTCTGGCAGCGGGTTGAGAGAAGGGGTGGAGGGAGCAGAAAATGAATTGGCGTCAAGGCATCGTCACGGTGATCGGGCTGGCGGCGTTCGTAGGTTGGGGTGCTGCCGGCGTGTCGGTGTTTCGCGCATGGATTGACGGCATGCCTCCGGGCGGCATCGCCGCTACCTTCGCTGCCCTGTCGACTTTCGGGACAGCCTGCCAAGCCATCGATCTCGGGCTCACCGCCTATCAGAGAGCTGGGTGTCGATAGAGGAGCGGGCATCCTCCCTTCCCCGCGCGATCCGCCCGCGGTAGCCTCAACCTATGAGCGACGACCACGACGCGATTACCGAAGCCGCAGACGCCCTGATTGCCTACGGCTACACGGTCGAGCCGGTCGGTGACGATTTCGCGCTGTGGGTCGTGGACGGCAAGGGGATGACGGACAGTGATGTGCTCGCCCTCGCCGTGCGCCTCGGCCTCATGGACTCGACGACGGACAAGCTGCAGTAGCCGGGCCATGCCCACCGAACCACCCGCGCCAGTCCGAGGCCGCCAGCTCGAAGCTCTCCGCGCGGCTTTGTTGTACCCGCAAGGGCTCCGCCATGGAGCCTATCCGAGCGCGATGCTAATCCTCCGAAAGCGCGGCTTCGTCGTCTCTCGGATGGCGCACGGGCCAGGGCGGAAGGTACCGGCGTGGTTCATAACCGAGGCAGGGCGGGAGCATCTGGCCGAGATTGACGCGAGCAAGCCGGTGCGGGTGTCAGCGGACTGACTTAGGCGCGCTCGCCGTACCATTCCGCAAGCCGCTGGATGGCCCAGAAATCGCAGAGGCCATCGCCCTCAACCGGCACGGTGAAGACGCCGCGAGGACCCTTCCACCACTCGGCGGTGTTCAACGGCCCAAGCCCCTGCAACGGCTCGCAGCCCCAGGATCGAAGCTTCCGCTCCCACTGGTGTCGCTGTAGGAACGGCTCAATCATGTCACGCGCAGAGCGCAGCGTACTCCACGTGGTGAGGGAGGTCTTTCGGCTTCGGGTCGACCACGCCACAGCGCACAAGCTCGTCGCGCAGTTCGCCGAGTTGCGTGGTGATGATCTTCTCGCCGAGCTGCGCGGACAGGATGCCTTCCAGCGCCGGCTGCACATCGGCCAGGACCGCGTCGGCGTCGTGGTGCGACAGCACGAAACCAGGGACATCTTCGCACCAAGCGCGCACGCCCCCATCGACGCGGCGTTCAAAGAACACCACGATCTTGAAGGAGCGAGAAGGGCGGCCGGCAGTCATCTGGATCACATTGCCCATGGCCGATGATATCGCGCTGATTGTGCCGGGGACAAGTTACAAACGCATGTAGTTGCCGAGCTTGGCCGCTGTGCCGCGTCGGGACCGGACGGGTATCCGACATTCGAGGTTGCTAAGCCCATAGCTGCCCATCAGGTCGATTGTGGCTTTGGAGGTTGATGGGGAGAAGCGGGCCTGATGCCCGCTTCGTCGTTCGGGGCTGTGAGTCGGTCGAACTCAGCTAAGGCTCGTTTGAACGCGGCATTCCATCTACGAATGCTCGGAGCCGCAGACATGGCGGTCAGAGCCCGCTCGAAGGCGTGGTGTTCGGTCATCTGTCAGCGCCCTCCGGTGCAGGCATTGCGATAAAGGCCAACCCACACGGGCTCCGGCCCCGGCTCCGGCGCCTCGCCGATTAGAACCGCGTAGGCTACGTTGCGAAATTGCTGGGCGAGCAGCACGGCATCCATCCAGTCTTGCGGCTCAGACGACGCGCATGCCTTGGCATAAGCGGCATCGAACGCCGCCATGCTGGTTTGGAAGCAGTCCGTTCGCCATCCTTTGCTCATTCCAGCGCCTCTCAATCTGATATCTCTTTTCAACATAGATGATATCTGATACGGGTCAAGCGCGATCCGTGTAGGTGATATCAACTTGCGGAAAATGGAGATATCAGCAATGAACGTGGCCGTGGGCCGGAAGCGTATCAACGAAGAGCAGATGCCTGCGCGCCTCCCGGCCGGGACGTTCGCGCGGATGGATGCTGTGCTGGATCAGGGCGAAAAGCGGTCCGATCTCCTACGTGGGGCGGTCGAGCGCGAACTGAAGCGGCGGGAGAAACGGCAGCCAGGAAAAGGGGCTACCGAGGGGGAGAACGGTTGAGCGATCTGCTTCGCCTGAAGCACCTGGAGCACGTCGCCGACTACGAAGAGGGCGACGACCTGATCATCAAGGCGAGAAGCAAGCGCCCCTCGCCGGAGCGGCAGTGCTGCCTGCTGGTGAACTTCGTCAAGAATGGCCGGAAGACCATGCGCTTCCGTGACGAGCCGAACCGGCGGCAAACCGTGTTCATCGAGATCGACCGCCAGCGCTTCAAGTGCAAGGAATGCGGCAAGCCGATGTACGAGGGCCTGCCCGACATCGACACCCGCCACGACATGACCAAGAAGCTGCTCCGGCGCATTCAGAAGGACGCCGTCGAGTGGCCGTTCAATCAGGCAGCCCAGGTCAATGGCGTCGATGCCAAGCAGGTCGAGCGGATCTTCAAGGACTACGCCACCCGGAAGCTCAAGGGCTACGTGCCGACGATGCCGCGCGTGCTCGGCATGGATGAGAAGTACATCCAGAAGAAGGCCCGCTTCATCCTCGGCGACATCGAACGGGGCGACATGCTCGACATGCAGCCGTCCCGGAAGGTGCTGGACCTGAACCGCTACTTCGGGGCCATGCCCGGCAGAAACCACGTTGAGGTGGTCTGCCAAGACATGTGGAAGGACTATCGCGGCATCACCAAAAAGCTGTTCCCGAATGCCGTCACGGTGATCGACAAGTACCACGTTCAACGGACATCCAATCGTGGCGTGGAGGCGATCCGGCGCCTGTTCCAGGGGGACGTGTCGAGATCTGAGCGCATTCACCTTAAGAACAAGCAGAAGGTCTTCCTCGCTCGTTGGGAGACCGCGAAGCCCTTCACCCGCAACCAACTGACCGCCCTGTTCACCTTCTTCCCCGAACTCAGGCACGCCTACGAGTGGAAGGAGGCCTACTACGAGATCTACGACGCGACCTCGAAAGCCGAGGCGAGCGAGCGCATGGATCAGTGGCTGCGGGATCTGCCACCCGCCTACCGTCGCCCATTCAAGCCGAGCATCGACGCCATCAACAACTGGCGGCCGTGGATCTTAAACTACTGGGACCACCTCCAAACCAACGCCTATGTCGAAAGCCTGAACAATCTCATCGGCCGCATGAACATGCAGGGCGTCGGCTACGACCTCGAAACGCTGCGGGCGAAGGCCCTGCTCAAGCACGGCCGGATCGGCGAGGAGATCCGGCTCGGCATCACCCGCGAAGGCCACGGACACGGCGCGCTGCGGACCCGGAAGTTTATCCTCGGCGTGCCGCTATCAACCCTGGAAGCCGATTTAGCGGCGGGTACGTTCTGACCCCGGATCAACCCCGAAAGACGTTAACCCGACCGGACACGAAAAAACCGCCTCGGCGGGTGCCGGGCGGTTGGGCAGAGAGAAGATTGTGAGAGGCGCAGTCCCGGCTAGCGCCTCGTTCGAGCGGGACGTGAATGGTCGTCGTCCAAGCGGTCCAGCGTCTCGGCAAGCCGAGCAATGGCGCTCGTCATCTGGCTATTGTGCTGAGCCTCCTCAGAGGCCGTCTCGGCGACAATCGCCGCCGTCAAGCCGTTGATCGCCTTGGCCAGATCCGCGAGGGCGATACTGTCAAACAAGGCGCTCCCCGATGCCGCGCCGATGTCGCGAGCCACCTCAGGCTTCATCGCCCCTGCCGCCCGGAGTTCCTTCCTGTACCCCCACCACTCCTTCATGAACCCGGTTAGCGGAACGAGAACGACACCGGCCGCTGTCATCAGGGCTATGACAACTGCCGGCCACCCATCAAGCTGCTGAGCTGCCGCTGGCACTGACCCGTCTCCGTTTCCTGAAGCCGAAGGTGTCTTCCGCCGCCATGTCGCCGGCCGCCCGGCCCGACGAATGCAGCTCAGCGACCGCGAAGACGGTGTAGATGCCGGCGCTGAGAGACAGAGGCGGGAAGGCCAGCGCGAAGCCTGCCGCCATGGCGAGCCAGAATATGAAGCCGAGCAGGCAGCCGATCGTCCGAATGAACGACGTCTCGCGACCGCGCCTTCCGTTGATGTACAGGGCTGTGATGCGAGCTGTGCCGACGGCTAGGGCGATGAGCCCCGCCGTTGGCTCGCTGACGTAGGAGGTGATGATCCGGTACTGCGGCCCGACGAACGTCGGCCACGGCATAAGGCACGTCAGCCCAACCACCCACATGATCACCGAGAACCAGATCTCAGCCCATCGGGTCTGCCCGTAGCGGACGGCTCGCCGGATCCTGGCGTCGATAGCCGGGTCCGGGTCATACTGTTTCATGTAGAGCATACGGCACACGATTGGCGCGGAGATGAGCCGCGCGGCGACGGGGATCTGGTAAGCCAAGGGTGACTCCTCGATGCGAGAGCGATCGGGTGAGCCCCAGCGAGACGCCGCCACCCAGCATTCTGCGGCTGGGCGGCGCTGGAGAGTTTATTCAGTGCGCCGAGACGCCCGGCACGCGGGCGGCTTCGGCCAGGGTGCTGACGACGTTGTCGGCCGGGATCTCTTCGGCGGTCTTGGGCTTGGTGATCACCGCATTAACCTGCGGGAGGGCGGCCGCGTCCTTGATGATCGCGTGCGGTCGGTTGCGCCACACGCCCCACACGGCCACGCCAGCACCGATGACGGTGCCGACAACGGCCAGCGCCTCGGGGCCGGCGAGGTAGTCGGCGGTCTCCTTGCTGATGATGCCGCGCGAGGCCGCGATGCCGGCGCAGAAGCTGATGAAGGTGCCGAGGACGGCAAGGGCCTGCGGGGTCATGGTCGGATCAGCCTAGATGAGGGGCAAGGGCGTCCCACAGGTCCTGCGGGATGCTGTCGAGTTCGGCCTTGGTGAAGGTCTCGTGGTGCCAGAAGCTGCACCGCTGCAGCTTGGCGACGAGATCGGGCTTCAGGCGCGGCAGGGCGGCGTGGACCTGCGGGAGGTTCAGGCCGTAGGAGATGGCAAGGCCCTCCCCCGCGCTGATGGTGTGCGGGAGAGCCCAGGGGTATTTGCGAGCCATCGCCGCCTCACTTCATCTTCGTGCCGGTGACGGCGACGGGCTGGCCGTTCACGATGATCGTCTTGGTGACGGTCTCGCCGACCTTCGGCTCGGCCGGCTTCGCGGGGGCCTTCTTCGCCTTCTCAGGCGCCTCGCCGGCCGTATAGGAGGTCGGAGCCGCGTTGCTCAGCGCCGTGCAGGCGATCTGCGCGACCTTCGTCACCGGCACGCTCACGGAGGCGATGTCGGGGTTCAGGGCCACGATGATGTTCTGAACCGAGGTCACGGTCGGCAGGTAGCCGCAGGCGGTCTTGGTGGCCGTGCGGACCTGGTTGATGATCGCTGTGACCTTCTGGATCTGGGCGGTGGAGAGGCCGATGCCGGAGAGGCCAGAGGGCGTGGTCACGCCGCCGTTCAGGGCGTCGTTGATCTGGTCCTGGCTGGCGGTGAGGTTGCAAGCGCCGAGCGGGAGAAGGACGCAGGCGAACGCCAGCGCCCGAGCAATGCGGGTCATTGAACTGTTTCCGATTTGGAAAAGGTTGCTCGGCTGGCCCCGCCGGCTGGGGAACGGGTGCAGAGGCAGGCTGAAGCCGCTCTTGCGCGGCGCGCGAGCGAGGCTAGAGCCGCGTTAAGCGGTCGAAGTGCGCTGCTAGCGCCGGGTTAGGCCGGTTCTGAAGCCCCGCGGGAACCGGGCAAAGGCGGTCGTGCCTTTGGCTGAGAGCGCGGCGGCTTTGCCTGGACGCGCGGGAGTGCTATATTCGGAAGGTCAGTGCGGCGGCGTGGAAGGACACGCAGGAGGATGAGCTTTCCTCACCATGGTCCATCCGGCGGCGAAGAAGCCCGGATAACAGCTCAGCCGGTATCAAGCCCGGCCCGCACTGACCTCATCTCGGAAATTGCGCCGCGACGCTGAACAGGATCGACAGCGCAACCGCCAAGCCGAACAGCAGCGCGAAGAAGGTTCGCCAGCCGGGGTGATCCGACATTAGCGGTGCTTCGCCTTCGTCGTGCTGTGATGGACCGGGGCTGCCCGCTTAATGACCGGAACCGGCTTCTTCGGCTCAACAGCGTGCTTGTCGGCAACGGGCTTAGGCTTTGCGGGGGCTGCGGAGGCCGCTGGCGGCGTCGAGGGAGAGGCGGCTGTCAGAGTGGCAGCGGGAGCTTGCGGGGCGGCTACCCCCTTCTGGATCGCTGGGAGCGCCTTTTTGGCCCACACCATGCGGCTCGGCAGGTTCACAATGCCGGGGCGCTCAAACTTGCGGCAGAAGACATCAGTCGCGTGGGACAGGTCGCGAGCCGAGCGAAGCGCGGCAATTGCAGCGGCCTCGGGCCCGCGCAGCTCCACGCAGAGATATCCGAAGTTTGCCTCATCGGTTTTCGGATCAAGTTTCTGAGCCTTGCACCATGCCTCGTAAGCGCGCCGACGCGGGCCGGTCCACTGTGCCCAGCCGTAGCCGCCGCGCGAGCCCTTCACGACGGGCTTGATCTCTTGAAGGAGGCGGAACCCGCCGCTCTCGTGCCCGAGATTGCCGAACACGCCGGCAGCCTGAAAATCGGCCAGCCGAAACTCTTTCATCAGACGCGGGCCGTAGAGGAGGCACTTGGCCTCGAATAGAGACACGACAGCGCTGGGCTTGAGGGCCATTAAACTCTCCGGTCACACGCATGGCCGGAGGGCCCTATTGATAGGGCTAGGTCCGGCCGCGGATTGGTTCAGTGACGGCACGCTCTGCGGTCCAGCCTAAGCGGACGCGACGCATCAGCGTGAAATAGGGAATGCCGGTCTGTTCGCTCCAAGCAGAGACCGGCATCGTCTGACCGTTATGCGAGATCAGCACGTTGTTGCGCTTGTTGCGCCCTTGGGCCGTTCGCGTCGCCCAAAAACAATTAGATGGGGTGTAGCCGACGCCATTATCTCGGCGCTCAATGCTATGGCTCTTGCTGGGTCGGGGCCCCATGTCGGCGAGAAAATAGTCGAGCCCACCGGCCGCGTCGTCTCCCTTCCGCCACCGATCGCAGACCGTGAGGCCGCGAGCCCCATAGTCTTTGTAGCTAGGGCTTGCTGGGCTATGACACCGCTCAATCATCCAAGCCCACGTCTTGTAGAGCGGATGGGTTAGCGGCGTACTGCCTCGCCTACTGAGGGTCTCTCGGTCACACCCGCATGAACGAGTGGCACGGCGCAAATTAGATCGCTGCGCTAAGATCTCGTTACCGCAGTCGCAACGGCACCTGAAATACATGGCCATGCCGGTCCGGTACCGTGCCGCACCAGCAGGCTCCACGACGAGCAGCCTGCCAAAACGCTGTCCCGATATGTCGGCGATCTTCTCAGGGTCAACGGGCGATAGGATCATTGCAGTCACCGCTTCCGGTAGTTCTGCATCCTATCAGTTTTGAACAAGCAGATCTACACGGCCGTCAGGCTGCCGCCGAACAGCGGCTTGCGGACACGGTCGAAGAAGACGGCTCGGTCGAGTGAGGCGGTCATCAGTGCGCCACCTCAGAGGTGCCGGCCGTGAGACCAGCGCACCCAGTGACCCAGTCACCTAGGAAAATCGCCTGCGCAGCCTCAACGCCGATTTTGCCCGCGCAGAGCGCCTTGTGCGCGGCGTTCTCGCAGATGTTCTTCTGCTCCTGATTGAGCGGGCCTACCTTGACCTGAGGCCAGAGGTTGCTGGGCGAATTGGAGCCGCCAACCTCGATCGGAACGCGATCGTCCAGCACGCAGCCACCGCCGGCCGCACAGTAACCGTCGTGACGGTTGGCGAGGCCGTATGCCCGATAGACGGCTCGCTTCTCGGCTGGCGTGGCGTGGCGCCTGGCTTTGGTCGATTGATCACAAATCGTCTGGATCGATTGCGTCTCCACCGCCCCCGGCGTGAGTACCGGATCGGGCTCGGTGCCGTCGCTGGCGGCATGGGCAGGGGTGGAGAGCGACGCCGCGAGGGCGAGCGCGAGGATGGAGCGGAGCATGCGGCTGCTGCCAGGGGAGGCAGGAGGAGCCTGCCTGTGGACTAGGGCGTTTCTTTCCCGGGACCAATCTCGGGAATGAACATAACCGGCTCGCCCTCCAAAAGGACGGCATAGTGGTCGCAACTGTCGTTTGGTTTGCGGTTGTAGGTCAGGCCGTTGCCGACGCGCTTGCCGCTTCGCACCTCAATGCGAGCAGTCCGTTGCCCATCAGCAGAGAGAACAAGCAGGTCACACTTCAGAGTGCGCACCAATGGAAAGAAGACTGACCAGCCACGAGTGATGAGATCAGCCGCAACAAGAAGCTCGCCCACGGTCCCTGCAGCGGAATGCGAGATCGCTATGCGCAACCCATTAATATTCGCACGAGATTTTGGCTGAATGACAAGCCCGCGCGCTTCACGGATCTCGGCGAACGACGGGAGTTCTAAACCTTCTTCCTTGAGGATGACATGCACTCTTTGACGCGAGCACTGTCCTATCTCTGTCAGTTCGCGAACCGTCCGCATTGGGTTCTGCTTGATCGCATCAAGGATGGCAGAGCGTGCGAACGTCGCTTTTTCCTTATTCGTCATACCGGTCTCCTGTTGACGCGAGTATGCCAACAGGGGTTGACGGGCGTCAACAGCCGGGTCCATAATGCGTGAAATCGGTGGGCGGATTGCTTGAAGCGGCCGGCTCGGTCGCTCTGTATCTGAACCTGATGGTTCGCTACGGCGTCACGAAGGATGATGCGGAGAGCTTGAGATGAGCCATCCCGAGACAGATCAGGATTTCCGCGAGCGGCTTATCCGCATCGTAGATCGGCACCATCGCGCGGACGTGATGATCGCTAGCGGGGCTGGGCTGGACGGCTTCGGCCGTATGTATGGGATGGCCCGCAAGGGGCTACCGGAAGGGAGCTTTGAGGATCCGGTCGTGAAAGCCTTCCAGCAGGTTGAGCGCGACATGGCGCAGCCTGCCGTTATCCCCATGGCTCCCGGCGAGCGCCCTACTGAGCCGGGGTGGTATGTGGTCAACACCATCTTCGGCCTGAAGGGCGGCGACGCCGCGCAGTTCAATAAGGTCGCTCACATCATCAGAGGCGATGATGGCGCGCTTCGTTACGATGACAAGACGAAGAATGGGCGAATTGCCAATCGGCACACCTTCATCGCCCGCATCTACCCTGACCGGATAGAAGGGAAGGCGCCATGACCCCCGACATGAAGCGCCTGTGCGAGGCGGCAGAGGCCGTTGAGTACAGCTACCAAGAGAACTTGCGGCCAGCCGAGGCTGAGGCCGTCGTCCGTGCGGTTCTCATGGCGTTGAGAGAGCCGCAAGAGACCTACGATGTCGCCGAAGCCGAGACTGACGCCAGGAGGCCCCTGAAGCCCCGTTTCGCCTTGGGCGCCCTGCTGCCCCCGAACTGTCACGGACGCCACCACGGGCCTTCCCTGCGCAGCTACGGCCACATTGGGACGCTGCCGGGCGGTTACGGTGAAGCGGGGGAGGTTGATGCCGCCGCTCATCACGCTGTCCCCGTCCCAGGCAGGACGGTCAGTTCAAAGCGCGTGACGCCTTGGCGCTTGGTGGACCCTGCGGGGTAGCGATAGAGGTCGCCGAACACATTGGCCGTGATGCCGAGTCTCAGCAGGCCAAGAAACGGCGGCGTCCATGTGCGCCCCTGTGCGGGGATCAGAAATGTCACTGCCCCGACCGAGCCATCGGTAACGACAAGCGACTGATCCGACGCCGCGCTGTCGCAGACGCCCACGATAATGCGAGCATCATCCTTGAAGCGCGCGAACAGGCGATCTCCCGGCCCGATCACGAGCGGAGTGACGCCGTCCTCCTCAGTGAGGGTAGCCGTCCACTCGAAATCCTCCCCGTCGAAGAACGCATCGGGGCTGCTGGCGGTGATTGCCATGGGCTAGCTCCGAACCTTAGGGGCCGACGTTGCCGGTCGAAGCAGAGGCGCCATCAAGCCCAGTAACGCACGTGCCCGTAGTCCCCGAGCAGAGGTTTCCGGTCACGGCCAGCTTGGTCGACCCGTTGCTGTTCACGCCGTTGGTCCACTGAGTGGCGACGGCGAGAGCGTCGATCACGTTGCCAATCACCGTGCCCTTGGACGACACGATCAGATCCATTGCCGGACGCGACGAGCCACCGCCGGAAATCTGATTGCCGGCGATCGTGAAGTTCGTGACGGCGTTGTAGTAGATAGCACTGTTGGTTGCGCCGCCTAGGACAAACTGATTGTTCGTATCCCAGATGTAATTGATCTTCCCGCCGTTCAGCGCCTCAAATTTGTGCGGAATGCACGAGGTGTCGCTGACGGAGGTTTGATACAGGTGATCCAGATGGACGTTGGTGATGAGGCTAGACCCGCCGGTCCCGTCCGACAGCATCTTGACGTAGGAGCATCCGACACCGTCGAACTGAACCGCCATGGCCCAGACATCGCCGATGTATCCGCCGGTTGTGGCGCTGAAGTCGAAGCCTCTATTGGCGGCCCACATGATGTTGTTGCCGCTGAAGTTGATCGCCGAGACGTTCGGACCATTTGAGGTGCCGTTTCCGCCCGACGCCTGAAACTGCACGTTCGTGGTGTTGGAGCATGTTCCGTTGTTGAAGGTCGGGCACGGAGCGATGTTGCTGTCGTAGACCGCGATCTCGCCCGTCGCAGCGGTATTGCCCGTGCCAGCCGTGGCGAACCGAATGCCGACGTTGTTGCTGGTCCCGACCCCGATGTAGTTGAGCCCTCGCATCGTCATCTGGAGCGTGTTGACGACGTCGAACCCAATCGGGCAGCCCTGCGCCGTCACCCGCTCAATGGCGCTCGCACGCTGGGCGCCGGGGTTGAGCGTATAGCCATTGCCCTCAGGGACGTAGCGGACGCAGGCCGACGACAGGCGGCTCGGGTCAGAGATGGAAAAGTCCCGGAAGACGCTGTCCCATGAGCCGAAGGTGTCAGCCGGAGCGATGCCGTGGATCTGGATGATCGCGCCGCCTGAGAAGGTGGGGCACGCGATGATCTGTGACCCACCGTTGATCTGGCCGGACCCTTGAAACGTAAACTGAACGGCTGGCCGGGGATAGTGATGGATCGGCGAGCAGACGTTCCAATAACCGCCCCCGCCGATGTCGACGGTCGGACGGCTGCCATCCGAAGGGTTGGTCGGATCATTGCCGCTGTAGGCGGCTTCCGCTGATCGGATGGCGGCGTTGATCGCAGGCGCGTTGTCGAAGGTGGTGCCGTAGGCGGTGTTTGTGCCCCACCATTCCGGACGATTGTAGCGCAACCCGAGAACCGTACCGCCGCCGAAGAACACCTGCCGCCGGGGCGCGGCAAATTCGCTTTTGATCGTGAGGGTCTTGCCTGCATCGACCGTGATGCGCCCGGCGCCTTGAACCTCAATGCCCTTGCCCTTGGGCATGACGATGTTGGATGCGACGCGGCAGTTGTTGCCGTCGGCCACGACGACTTTCCGGGTTGTGCTGTTCAGCGCCGTCCAGAACTGATCGATCAGGCTGGATCCATCGCAAGTCGCCCCGACGTCCGGCAGGGTGACGGGCAAGTCGCCGATCTTGGACAGCAGCGAACGCTGGACGGATGGGGCGGTCTGGACGCTCGCAGCCGAGACGTCGCCCGTCGTGGCATCCGGCTGAGAGGTGAACTTGCCGTTCTGGTAGGTGCCGAGGGTGGGGCCTCCAGGCAGGACAAGCTTGTTCGTCCCCGACGTGATCCGACCGGGGCCAAGGATCTGGTCAGCGTGCGCCGGCAGGACAGCAATGAAGATCGCCGCAGCGGCAGCGAGGAAGCGGTTCACGCGCATCAGGCGACGGTCCACAGGTTCAGGCCGTTCGAGTGAAAGGCGAGCTTCTGATAGGGCGAGCCCATCGACACGGACGGCTGGCCCGCGATGGTGTCCGCGCCAGCGCCAGCGATCGTGATGAGCAGGGTTGGTGAGCAGGCGCCGGTCTCATCGGCCACGTAGAGCGGCTGCCCTGCCGGGAACCCAGCGGCTGCCGGCAAAGTGACTGTGCAAGGAACGGTGAGGTTTGAAATGCCGACGTAGGTATCGCTAGCGATCAGCGTAATGGTCGTGCCCGCCACCGCTCGGCGACCTCGGCCCGCCTTGCCCGAAACATCGGTCGCGACGCCGGTAATGCGGGCATCCAGATCCGCGTCGTTGCCATTGAGCTTGTCGTAGGCAACGCGGATCGGATCGCCGCCGCCATTGTTGGGCAGAGCGCCGATGTTGACAGGCCGCTGAGGCATTAGAGCTTAGCCCCTTCGATCCAGATGGCGTCGAGATCGGCGTCGGACTTCTTGAGCGCCTTGCCGATCACGCTCACGATCGGATGCTGGCGCTCGAAGGTCATCGCGCCCGAAATCAGCATGGCTGCCGCAAACTTCGTGTCCGCGTCCTTGATGCCATCGACCGCACCCTGCAGGGCGTCAGGCAGCGTCTTGGTCCGCATGAACGCAAGAGCCTCATCCTGCGAGATGACCCCATCCTTGGCTATCGCTTGGAAAAACTGCCGGGCCGAGATCGACTCCGGGACCGGCGGCTTCGCGGTAGCAGAGACGGCATCTTCATACCCAGACAGGTCAATGTCGGGCGTAATGTCCATGCTGATGAGATCGCCGGCATCGTTGCGCACCTCGGCGACCGAAGTGGCGCCGAGGCAGTGAAGCGCAGCCTCGTTGCCGAACGTCTTGGCGTCGACGCGCATCAGGTCTGCTCCTCTTTGACGATGAATTTGCCGTAATTCGGCGTCGGGAAACCCGGGACATCGGCACTCGTCGGGTGAACGACCGTCTGCCAAGCGAGGTTGTCATCGCGCTTGAAGAGAAGGTCCAGGATGAGCGCGCCAGCCGGCAGCCCATCAATGGCCCACACAGGCGATGATCCGACATGGAATGGCGCGTTTGTCCCGATAAGCGCGCCAGTTGAAACAGTCGTGTCGTCGAATAGTATTGTCGACCCGCTCGTGGCTCGCATCCGGTGGGTTACGGCCGCGGCGCCTTGCCCGATGATGATCGGCGAAAAGCATGCGAAGGCGCCCTGCACGACAAGGCGGCTTGTCGCGCTCATTTTTGTGTAGGTCATGCCGGTAATGCCGGTCGCGAACACGCCTGGGTTATTGGCGGGCATGCTCATTGAGACCCGGGTTCCAGAGATGATGACCTTCTCGTTGAATGGAATTTTGTTCGTTGCGACCTGCTGGCTGATGTCAGCCGTGTCGCTGGCGACCGCGCCGAGCATCCGGAACGATCCGAGCGCCGCATCGTAGGCGATGTGGGCAAGACGGCCTTGCACGAGGTCGTTGGCCTGCAGTGCCGAACCATCGCGTCGAACGAGAGCCTTGTTGCCGAAGCCGTTGAGATTGAGCTGGACGGCGCCCGTGTTCGTGTTGGCGATCTTGAAGTAGATCGCGATGAACGAGTTCAGTGTGACAGGCGGCGGGTTGAGCGTGAGCACGACGCTGTTCGCGGTGCTGCTGGTATCCGGGGCGTAGTAGGCGCCAGACTGCGCTGCCGCGAGCGCGATGCGGAAGTTCAGTTCCATCGTCGACTGCGGCAGGCTGTCGGTGAAGTCCTGCGCGCTGTAGTCGGCCACGAACTGCGCGAAGCCGGAGGCGACCGCCGTGCCTTGCCGAAGAGCCTTGTTGACCAGCGACGGGTCGGCCACCCCGTTCTGAAAGCCCTGGGCAATCACGCCAGAGGTCGCCCAAGACGCATCGCTCGGTACGGTCGCACCGTTGCCGGTCGCGAAGGGGAGGATCAGATTGCTGGCCATCCGGCGTCCTGTGAGACACGCGAACGGTCGCGCCCCGCGAATGCAGGCCGGGCCGTCCGAAGGTGAGCGGGTTGAGAGCGGTTAGGCGGTGAGCGCCGCGACGGTGAACGGATCGGCGCCCCAAGCGCCCTTCCCGAAACCAGCGACCTCGCCGCTATCCATGCCGAAGCCGAACAGGGGAGTGCGGTCGACGGTCGTCACGGTGTAGGTCAGGTCCACGCCCATGGCGCGCACGGCCAGAAGGTCGCTGCCGAGGATGTAGAGGTCGATGTCGCTCGGGATCTTGCCGGCGATGCAGACGCGGTACGCCATAGCGGCCACGTCGGGCACCTTCAACGTCGCGAATGGGCCAGCCCAGACACCTTGCCCGAACCCGCGCCCTGAGACGCCGAACGCGAACAGGTTGTTGACCGGATCGAAAGGTATCGCCAGCGCCTCATCCTGGATGAAGACGTAGGAACCCGCTGTTCCGAGGTAGGCATTGAGCGTCGCGAGCGCCCCGTCTGTCGTGCCATCCCAACTGTTCGACAGGATTTTCGCATAAAGCAGCGGGCGATAGAGGCTGTCGGGCAATTGGGATATGCCCTGCCCGCTATCGTAGGGGCCTTTCCAGTACCCCAGACCGAACCCGAGCGGCGGCACGCCGAACGAGAAGAAGCTATTCGGGATCGGCGTCGGGACGTTACGCGTGCGGCCTACCCACTGCCCATCGACATCGAGCTGTGCGCCGATCGCCTCGTCGATGTCGAAGGCTTCCGGCAGGCTCGCGACGAAGGCCTGGGCGTCGGCATAAGGCTGGACGCCAGCACGCACCGTCGCGAGAAACTTGGCCTTGACCGGCGATGCCTGCCAGGGCGTGAGCAGCGCCATATAGTCGTCGCTGGTCGGCGTCGTCACAGCCGGCAGCGCGGATGCGTCGATGTCCGCCGTGAAGCGAGTGCTGTCCGCGGTAATGTACGTGGTGTCGGCGGTCGTGTTGTAGCGGGTCACGAGGCCGCCACCGTCACGGCGATGTTCGCGGGAGTGCAGGTCGCCGCCTCGTAGAAAGCGATCGGAATATCCGACGCGCTGGGCGTCGCGCCGCCTCGGCTCTGCGTGAAGGAGAGGATCTTGTAGGTCTTGGCCCCGAGCCCGTCGTAGAGCTTGGCAGCCGTGAACGCCTGATCACGCTCGACGTCCTCGCCGATGCTCAGCCCGCTCACGAAAGCCGACAGCGACGCCTTCCACTGATCCTCGATTGCCTGCGTGTACCCGCCGATGTTCTGCACGGTCACGGCGTAGGACACAGGCACGTTGGTGAGATAGAAGAACCGCACGTCTTCGGGCACGCCCCCCGTAGGCGTCACCGTTTGAAGGGTGGTGCCGTAGGTCGAGACGCCCGGCCCCTTCTTCAGTTCGATGATCTGCGCCAGCACGGCGGGATCGCCTCCATCGACGACCACCGCGATCGTGTGCCCGGGGATCCCGTTCACGTCCCGATACCCCTTGGAGTTCTGAAACACCTCGGACCGGGTGACACCAGACACCGCCGCGATTGCGCCCTTGAGGCCGTCGAGCAACCGGAGAGCGGGTAAGGCCGTGGAGATGGCCTGACGCTGTCGGAGAGCGCTGTCACTTTCGACCGGGGCGCCAGGCGTGGCATCAGCGATGTTCGTCGCCGACTGCCAGCCGCGGGTGATGGTAGCGATGCTGCCTTTGCCGTTGGCGGTGTCGACCGACCCCGCCGGAAGAGTGACGGCGCCAAGCGTCTGACACGTCGCCACGACCGTGACTTGGCCGATGTCGGGGATGAGCACCGTGGTAGGGATCGCCCACTGGTTGCCGGCCGCATCGGTGATGATGCCGCTGTCAATTTGGATCCCGGCCTGACCTACGATCAGGAACGGTACGGTCGAGTATGTCGCCTGCTTGCGGCGGATGCCGTTCAGCTTGACGTTGCGGTCAAGGCCCGTGCCCTGCGCCGTGCTCGGCGAGAACGAGTTGTAGGCTGCCAGCGTCTCGCCGTTGGCGTCGTGGATCGCGTTGGCGAGCAGGGCGAGGAACTGACCGTCCTGCGTCGCGGGCTCGACGTTGATGTCTTGGCCGTAAATCGCTCGATAGGACGTCTGCACGTAGGCGAGGCAGTCCGCGAAGGTCGGACGAACGCAGCCGGCAGCCGTGATCTGGCAGACAGGAGTAGCGCCCATTAGCGACCGTTCTCGACCTTGACGGTGATGTTGGCGGTGTTGGCGCCCAGCCCAGCGAGGTAGGCCCGCGAGTAGACGGTTTGGATCGTGGCCGAGACCGTGAAGGTTCGCGTCTGGCGATCAAGGACGCTGCTGTATGCCTCGATCTCGACGACGCCCTGGGTGTCGAGGATGCGGGCTTGGAGCGCCGGGTCACGCAGGCCTTCGGTGCGCCGGCCGAGCACCTGTTGCTCGTAGGGCGTGCCCTCCGTGCGATCCAGATACCACTGCTCCTGCCAGAGGTTCATGCGAGCTTCGACGAGGATGCCAACCGCGTCGGGCGTGTCGCGCTCAATGGCGAGCTGATCGCCGCCGAAGCGCATATCGCCTGTGGCAGGATCGACCTTGCGAATGCGCATCAGTCGTCTCCGAGCGAGGTCATCGCAGTCACGTCCACCGGGTCATGGACCGTATGGGCGATCTGGGCTGCGCTAGAGGTCGCCAGGGCAGTTGCCGCCTTCGGTTGAACCAGCGATGCCAAAACGCCCTGAAAGCCGCTGGCGACCCCTTCTTGGCGATATCCAGAGGCATCGAACGTGGGAGGCACGGCCAACGAGCCGGCGACACTCGCCACAGTCGCAATGAGCGGGTGCATAGCCGCGCTGTAAGCCAGGGCCGCATTCGAGGCCGAGACGATGCCGTTAAGGTTCGTCGTCTGGACAGTGACCCACGACGCGGCCGCGTCTGCGGCGGCGCCGCCTGAAATGACGCGAGCCAGAAGCTGCGGCACCATCGTGTTCAGGCTCGACAGATAGTCGCCCGAGGTGAGCGGCCCCGTGACGACCGAGGTCGCATACTGCGCTGGCATCGCCGTACCGGCCATCTGCGCGGTCTGGTCATGGCCGAGCATGGAAAAGAAGCCCGCGGCGCCGTTGGTCAGTCCCGCGAGATTGTCGCCCGCCCCCTGGAACGCAGACAGCGCCGACGAAAGGCCGGAGCTACCCGTCAGCGCCGAAATCAGCCCGGACGCCCCCGCGATGTTCGGGATCTGCGGGGCGAGGTTGGCGATCTGTGTCTGCAGCCCCTGCGTCAGCCCTGCCATCGGGTTCTGCATCACCGACGAGAGATTGCCGTCAGCCAGGACCTGCTTGATCATGGAGGCAGGCGCGGCGCCGTCGAGGCGCTTGGTGATGCTCAGCTTTTCCGCGAAGACCGTACCGACCTTGGCGAGCGGGACGCCGCTGATGAGCTGCAGCGCCTGGGGTAGCGCGATCCCTCCGGCCATCAGCAGTTCAACAGGATCTTGCCGGCGACGTTCTGGATCGTCATGCCGTCGACCACGTGGGTGGTGCCGCCCTTCTGGCTCTGCACGGCCATGCCGTTGACCTGATGGGCGCTCTGCTCGCGAACGGCGGTCACAGCCGTGTGACTCACGTCATGGACCGTCTGCTTGTCGTCGGTGCGCGTCTGCGTTGAGGTCTGCGAGACGCCCTTGAGCTTGTTCGGGTCGGACCGGACACCGGGGATGAAGAAGGCGTCCCACATGGCGTGCTGACGGGTGTCGCCCGCAGACTGCACGCCGCCGTTCTGATGCCAGCCATCAATGCCGAGTGCGGCCGGAACGCTGAAGCCCTCGTTGCCCTGTTTGAGCCCGTAGGTGGTTGTGATCCCGCCGCCGCCCATGAAATGGACTGGGACGTCGGGGACGATCGGCAGCGACACTTCCTCAGTGGTGCCATCCGGCTTGCGGATCACAGCCTTGGTCGTCGGCTGGAGCTTCGCCGTGTGGCCGTCTTGGCTGTCCTCGGAGAGCGTGACCGGCCCGGCTTTCGGGAGCCGGGCCAGGACACCATCGACCACCGTTTCCAGCAGTTCGGTTTCGTCCGCAAACCGCTCGCGGACGTCGATTGAGCGATCGGCCATCGTCATCCTCTTGGCAGAAGCGCGCGGGTCGCTATCTTTCGGCGATGCGCTACGCCCTCGCCGTTGCCCTGATCGTCGCGTCCGCCCTGCCGGCTGCTGCTGAGCCGTGGGCCAAGCATCCTGATCTAGGTCGCAGCGAAACAGATATGACCGAGACCCCTGATGCTGGCCCGTCCGGAGAGAGGACAGCCAAGGCATATTTTGAGCGTCTTGAAGGTATGGGTTTCGCTTGCGATGCCGCCAACACGGCGTTGCGAAAGGTCTTAGTCAAATGCGACGATCGCCGGGGCCATACTATCGTATACCGCGGCCAGTTCGTCGGAGTGGGATACCTTGAATTAGATCAGGCAACCGTTGATGGTCGCCGTCTTGATAAAGACGGGCTCGTAAATCACCAGGCAAGCGTCTGGAATGGCGAACTGCGCGTAGCGCGATAGAAATTGGCTTGAGCTACACCGTCGCCGATTGAGCGTTCGCTAGAGCCAGATTGTGCATCCGGCCAAATGCGCTTTCCATGACCACGGCTGCCTGCTTCGGGTTCTCTGCGCCAGTGATCGTGGTCTTTGTGTTGAATGTCTGGTTGAACGTTTTGGTGCTATTGCCGCCGCTGTTAACGACCGACGAAGACGCCTCGGGCGCGGGCTTCATGTAGTCGCCTGCATTGAAACCCGGCATCTGCATCATGCGCGGCACGCCGGGGATATGGATCTGCGGCGGGGCGGTTGAGCCGTCCGCCCCCTTCACCTCGATCTTGGGCGCCTTGATCTCAACAGGCTGCCGATCCAACGGCATCGTTGACGCCTTCGGGTCGACCTTTTGCATCAACGCGACGGCGGTCGCATTCTTCGCCCCGACGAGCGAAGCCCATTCCTGCTGCAGTCCTATCGGGCTAGCGCCGCGCTGACGAGCGAGGTTCGCGCCGATCCGGTCCTGCGTCTTCTCATCAAATAAATCAGTGCCCTTGAGCCCTAGTTGGCGCATTTGGGCGCGCAACGTGCTCCCCACAATCTGATAGCGCCCCATCGCCGAAGAATTGGGGTTCCCCGGCTGGCGGCGCATATAGTTGCCCAACTCAATAATCTCGTCGAGCGTTTTTGTGGTGAGCTTCTGCTCCTGTCCGCCTGGCAGATATCGTCCATATCCGAGCGAGGTGTCGTACCCGCCATTCGCCCGGTGTGCCGTGCCCTCAGATCGTGCAATGTGATCTAGCACGTCTTTGTAGGCGCCAGGATTGGCCGCTACGCCGCCAGACTGATCGCCTCGCAGGGCACGTGCTGCGCGAGCGCGAAGACCGCCACGGGTGCCAGCAGGCTCATTCGGGTCCGGCTTGCCACCCAAGATCGTCGGCGCGTAGCGCTGGTAGATTGACCGGGTATCAGGGACTGGCCCCGCGGTCGCGCCCGGCGTGACTACGACACCAGGGCCGCCGCCGTTGGCCCGCTCAAACGCCGCCGGCCCGGCCAGGATGCTCGTGATGACCTTGTCGTAGCCCCCCAGGATCGCTGAGAGTTTCGTGACGCTCGCGATTTTTTGGAGGATGCCGAAGATGGACTCAAAGGCGCTGGCGATGGCTTTGACCTTGTCCGCGAAGGCGTCCCAGCGCTTCATGAACGCTTCGCCCTCGCTCCCGGCGAACCACGTCACCATGGCGCTGATCTTCTCGGCGAGCCAGACGACGGCTTCCGAGATGCCGCGCATGATGCGCTCGACCTTCTCGGGGTTGGCCGAAATCCACTCCTGAAACCGCCTGACGATCTGCTCCAGCGCGGGAGCTAGGCTGACCATCAGCTTGTCGCCGAGCGCGGACACCGTCGCCTGAAGGCGCATCAGCGTGCGCTGGAAGGCCATGGAGGCGTCGGCCGCCTCCTTGCTGTTGACGCCCAGCGCCTTGGTCGTGGCGTCGTACTCGGCCCGGTACTCCTTCACCTTGGCCGCGTACTGCGTCAGGAGCTTGTAGTCCTCCTCGGAGATGCCGAGCATGCCGGCTTCGCGGCTGCCGACCTGATACTCGTGCTTTGACAGCGCATCGACCGTGTCGAGGAGCTGATCGGCCATATCCTTGGTCGTGTCGACGCCAAGGCTCTGCACGTAGCTCTTGAGGCCGTCGTTCGTCCGCAGTGCCTGCGCGAACTTCTCGACCGCGCTGACCGCCTGCTGCGACGAACCGCCGACCTGCTTGAAGGCGTAGCCGAGCGAATTCAGGCTCTGCACCGAGGCACCGGTGCGTGCGGACACGAACCCGAGGTTGTCAAACGCCTGCGTGACCCGGTTCACGGCGTAGCTGATCGCGGTCGCCGCGGCCGTGGCGGCCAGCGCCAGCCGGCTCATGCCGGCCATAAACTCCTTGTTCCGCTCCTCGCGCTTGCGGGCCGTCTCCTTCTCGGCCTTCTCACGCTCCTGCGCGGTAGCGAGGGCGGCGCGGGCCTCCTTCAGGTTCGCTTCGCGGGTGAGCTTGGCGATCTCGTCGGCGGTCTTGGCTCCTTCCCAACGCGCGTCCTCAATCCGCTGCTCTGCGTCGCGAACGGCCTTCTCATAGTCGGCGATCGACTTCTTGGCGGTGTTGAGCGAGCCCTGGTTCACGTCGAAGCCGAGGGCCACGAGGAACGAGGCGATGGTGTTATCCATTCGGCGTGCCTATGCCGCGCGCTGCCATGGCCGGAGAGATGGAGCCCGCCGAGGTGGCGACCGCCACGAAGTTGGTGAAGAACGGCTCGCCGCGTGTGTCGCCGAGGTGCCCGACGTAGAAGACCTTGTAGGTGCCGTCCGCCGAGATGCCGAACCGCTGAAGCTGGGCGTTGTTCGGAGCACCCGTGATGCTCGGGTCAAACTCGGCCTGCTGGATCGCCTTCTGGTCGATCTGAACGGTGCTGCCCGGCACGATCTGGCCGTTGAGCAGCGCGACGCCCTCGATGCCCTGAATGGTTTGAACGGGCAGTCCGACGAGGCCGGTCTTGCTGTTCAGGACGATCGTGCGGCCCGGAAGCGGCTTATCGTTGGCGAGCACCTGAAGCTTGCCATTTTGGATCGACCACGAGGTTTTTGTGGCCTGGCACGTCTGCCGCAACCAGTCTTTCGCGTTGCCGAACAGAGCGGCCCCGCGCGGGAACTTGGTCTTCGTCAAAGCCTCTGTGTCGATGTACCCAAGGCTGATGCCGAAGGCCTTCATCGGCTCAAAGCAGGCCATCACGCGGTCGTTGTGCGTGTGGCCGGCGGACAGGGTCTTGTTGACCACCGCGTAGTTGCGCGGCGTGCTGCCATCCGTGGCGAGGATCGCCAGCACCTTGTCGGTCACGTCGGCCCGCAGGTTGCGAGCTTGCCGGATCTCCCCCTTGAACAGGACGTAGATCGGCTCGCCGACGTAGCCGGCCGAGAGCGTCACCGTCTTGCCGACGAAGAAGGCCGGCTGCGTGCTGCTGTCCGCCAGGTTGAAGATGCCAATGCGCGCCACGTTCGGCGTGCTGGCATCCTTCTGCGTCGTCTCAAACGTGATCCGGAGTCCTTGGCCGCCGTTCTCGTCGCCGACATAGGTGAAGGTCTTTCCGCCCTCGATCTCGACCGAGACGGTGCGGAGGTACTGTTTGCCCATGTGTCAGGGCGCGACGTAGTAGAGGTGGGACGTGACGCCGAGACCATCGAAGGTCGGCACCTCGCCCGCGCCGCGATCCGTCGTCACGAGCAGCGCGCCGGGGATGCCGAGGTAGCGGTACTGCGAGAGCAGGTCGACGCCCGTCACCATCGGAATGCCGGCCACCAAGAGCGTGCCATTCGCGTCGCCGATGTCGAGCACCCAGCAGCCATCCTGCGCGACGTTGTAGGTGAGGCGCATGTTGTAGAGCGTGCCGCTCAGCGTGACAGTGAAGCGCTGGGCCTGCGACGGCTTCAGCGGGATCTCGACGGCCGTGGTCACGTCAGAAGCCTGGATTGCCAGCGCCGAAGACGTTGAGCGGAGCCGCAGGGACCGGCCCTTGGCTCAGGACCTCACCCGTCGTGCCATCCTGAACGGTCATTTCACCGACGTCGACCGAATAGGTTGGCGCGCTCAGGCCACTCAGCCCTTCGCCAACGGCACCACCGAGGCCGAGATCGCCGGAAGCGGCCGTGCTGCCAGGGCTGAAGGCGCCGGAGAACGCTTGGGGTCCGACATCTGCGGTCGAGACGTTGCCGCCGTTCGTGATGCTCCCGGTGGAAGCCGGGTTGGCCTGATCGGCGTTGCCGCCTGGGGCGCCGCCCCCCTGCCCTGCCCCCGCGCTCGTCGTCTGGGTCGAGACGATGATGACCTCTTGCAAGGCCACCGTCGCCATAAGGGTGTTTTCGGAGTGCGGATCCGTCACGACAGAGATGCCGCGGATGATCATGTTCCGGTAGCGGCGCTTGCCGGTGTAGACCGTGAAGGGCTGCCGAGTAAGCTGCAGGCTCAAGAGAGCGCGGTACTGCTCCTGCACGTAGCCGACGTAGCCCGCCGAGGAGTTGGAGAACCCGCAGCGGATCTCCAGCTCGGCCGGGCGCTTGAACGCATGGTCCGTGATGACCCCGCCGCCCTCGACCGGGTGCTGGGTGATGATGACTTCGTCCCGGTGGTTCTCCTCAATCGTCACATCGGCGTAGATCTGGCCGATGGCGCGGGCGCTGGGCTGGATCAGCGCGTAGGAGAGTTCACCGAGAAGGGACATACACCGCCCTCCCCGGCCGGTTGCGTCAGGTTCGTCGTGGCTTCAGCAGAGTGCGCAACGGATCGGGCGCATCACCGATCGGCAGCAACGGCTTGGCGAGCGCCAGTGCTTCGCTCGCGATGGCCTTCGGGTCGTCCGCGCCGGCTGCAATCTGGCTGAGCGCCGCGCCGTACTCCTCTAGGACCTGGGCGGCTTCGCCGGACACGGTTTCCTGGGCTGAGATTTTCTTCAGATCCTGCGCCAGATCCTCGGCGTCCTCGCGCAGTTCCTCAACCAACTCCGCGGCGGAGCGTCGGTCGGGATGGCGAGGGTGAGGCGGCATTCACCAGACGTAGCACCTGAACGCGAAGCACGGAAGCATCAACCGCCACTGGCCTTATTGGCGTCGTGCAAGCGCCAGCGGTTCTCCGCGTTGGCCCGCATCATGTCGTTGATCTCGGCGATGTCCTCAATCTGGATGACGCCGGTCTTCAGATCCGCGTAGCTGTAGTAGCCGAACTCAATGGGTTGGAGATACCACTCCTCCCCGTCCGGCATCTGGACTAGTTCGGTATCTGGAACTGGCCCCCGCCGCTGAAAAGCAAGGGGGCTTCGAGAAAAAGCGGATAGTAGTTGTCGTACAGGACCTCGGTGCTGATCCGAAGAATGAGCAGACCGTTGTCGCGGATGTCGTTGAACATGAACGTCAGGCCGTCCGAGGCCTTGATCTTGGCCCAGCGCTGCCCGTCCTGTTTCATCTCGACGACGGCGAGCGTCTTGTCGAGGATGTAATTGAGCTTGTCGTCCTCAAGCCCGCTCAGCCCGTCGATCACGCTGGAGGCGACCTCGGGGGTTATCCCGCCCTTCAACCCCTTGAACAGGGGGGCGATGATCGGAGATGCCCGTCGCAGGACGTGGATCTGCGTCAGGCCGACCATCTTGCCGGAGCGGTAGGTGACGCCCTTGATCTCAAACTCAGCCACGGGTCAGCCTCACAGTGCGAGCTGACCGTCGCCGAGCTTCGCGTCAATGTAGATGAAGTTCATCGGCCACTCCATCGTGCCGCCCTCCTTGGCGTTCACGTTGTCGGGCAGCTTCACGAAGGCGCCGGCTTGGCACTGATAGTCGTCACCCCACTGCGGGTTGGACAGGACCAGCACGTTCTGGCCGGTGTAGGCGCTGGACGTCTGCTGGTAGTTGTAGAGGTCCATCAGCACGCGGTTGAGCGGGCTGTTCTTCAGCAGCCGGATCGTGACCCGGCCGGACTTGGCCGCGTGTAGCGAGAACATCCCCGAGCCGTCAGCGCCCGTGACCATGGATGTCTTGTCGTCGGCCATGGCGATGGTGATGCCCTCGTCGGCGAGACCGCCCTCCGACAGGATGACCGAGCCGCCGGGGCCGGTGAGCGAGCAGACAATGTCGGCGAACGAGTACGCGAGGGGCGCAGCCATAGCTTTCGGTCCTCAGGCTTAGCGGTCCAGGAGGACGCTGATGGAGATGAGGTGGACGGCGCCGGCCAGCTTGCAGCACACTTGGAACGGCACGGATTTGCGGGCGGCGCGATCAGCCTGCGACTGGGTCGAGACCGGCGGCGCGAAGATGTAGAAGCCGCTCGTCAGCACATCGAAGGTGCGCAGCGTGCCGACGTTCGGGCCGAGCCAGACGCCAGGAGCGATGAAGCCGTTGTTGACGGCCACCGTGCAGGCGTTGGCGATCACCGTCTTGATGAGGTTCATGCCCGCGTCGGTCTGCGGGACCTTCGTGGCGGTGGTGTAGAGCAGGTTGTAACAGTCGGTCTGAATGCGGTTCTGCAGCCAGTCCGCGCCGATGCGCTCGTCGATGTAGTCCCCGTTCGCCATGACGGCGGGGAAAATGATGTTGGTGCCGTTCTGGACGGCCACGAACACGTTGGTGTTCTTCGCCTTGATCTGGCCGAACTGGCTCTCGGTCAGCACCTCGGCGGCAACGCCGGGCTCCTGCTTGTAGGCACCCGTGATGGTGGTGTTGCTGCCCTCGTAGTCGACCGTGGCGAAGCGCCCGAACAGGCTCTCGGCCGCGTAGGGGTCGTTGCGCGAGAACTGCGAGTAGGTGCGGCTGAAGTTGCCGGTCTTGAACTGCGAGGCCAGATCCGCGCTGGTCGTGCTGTCGAGGACGTTGGCGTTCTGGAGCGTCGCGCCGTAGATGCGGCTCTGCGACGTGCTCAGGCCCTCAATCAGGGCGGCGACGGCGAGGTGGTCGGCGTCGGCCGGCGGGGTCGCGGTGGCGACCTGCAGCGAGTACCAAGCGCCCGACTGGTTCGCGAGCGTGGCAACCGCCGTCACGAGGCTTTCGGCCGCGATGCCGGGCACGGGCGCGGAGGCGTCAACGCTGGTCAGGTGCAGCAGCGGGCCGAGATCGGTGCCGCTCGGCGCCGTGGTCGCGTAGCTGACCGAGGAGGTCGGGCCAGTCGTGCCGGAGGCGATGTCGAAGCGGTTGTAGACGCCATCGTACTTGACCATGGCGCCAGACGCGACGGCAGCCAGAGCGGTCTGGATGATGGACGCGACGTTGTTGAGGTTCAGCGCACCCGACAGGTCGATGCCGGTCAGGTTGCGGGCCGTGCCATCGACGGTGATGCTGAGCGCGCCGTTGGTGACGCTCGTGAAGTTGGACAGCAGGCGCTGGGCCGGCGACAGCGAGGCGCCACGCACATGACCGCGGGTGGGGTTCTGCGCCCAGCGTCCGATGTACAGGACGGACGGTTGCGGCGACTGGCTGAAATAGTCCTTCGCGGCCAGGTACTCCGGCGCGGTGGTGCCGAAGTCCTGGGTCACGCCGTCCAGCGAGGTGTAGAGCCGCAGCCGCTCGGCCGTGTCGATCACGCCGGAGGACGAGCCGAGGATGAGGCCGACGCCAAACGACCTATATTGTGCAGCCTGTGGCTCAATCGTGACTGAGACGTTGACGAAATCGGCGACATTCAATCCGGTAGCCATGCGCATGTCGCCGGATAACGGCGCCCCTATTCGAGTTGCTTGGTGGATGCTGCTTTGAGGCGACGCGTCGCCCACGTTTTGGCGGCGGACGCTGAACGTTGTTCGGGCGTTGTCTTGGCGAGCTTCGCGGCCACCGCAGCTCTGCCGATCTCGGATCGTTTCTCAGGAGTGAGCGCGGCCTGCATCGCGGCAGCGGCTGCCTTGATTTGCTCAAGCGTGCGCGCTCGGTTTGCGCGTCTAGCGCGGTCCGTTCGTTGCTCTGGGGTGAAGTTCTCGTGAGCCTTCTGGGCTCGCGCTCTCTTGAACTCGGCCGTTTGGCTGGCCGCGCACTCGCGCATCTTCGCGCGCATTCGTTCGATCACTTCGGGCGATCGGTTCGCCCACATGCGCTTAGCAGCTTCGCTGCGTGCCCCGGCCGGCATCGCAGCGTTTGCCCTTCTGGTTCGCTCGGCTCGTGCCGCGCTATCTGCGGCGGCGTCAAGCGCGCGCCGGGCGGCGTGTGCTGCTGCGGCCAACCTCCCCAAGCCGTCGGCACCATCGCCGCCCTCAGTCATGTTGTAGCCACCAGGGCTCAACGTGCCTTCGGTAGCAACCCACCAGACCTCGCGACTACGGGCATCGGCCTCAGTGCCGATCAGTTCCTCTATGACCTCAAATGAAAACGCTTCGACACCGTAGAGCCTCAGAGCACAATGAATTGCGTTCAGACCGCCACGCTTCGCTGTACCGAGATGGCGCCGCCATCGCTTCTCGGGACTGACCGTCCAACCGATGTAGGACCGTCCGCTTTCGATATGCCGAATGCGGTAGATGAACAGGCGCTTTTCCATGCGCCAATCATATCATAACCGCTTGCTGCTCAATACTCGTTTAAGCCGGCGGGAGCGGCGACAGGAACGGGGTGTTCTGGAGCTTGCCGGCCGCGTCGGCGCGGATGGTGCCGTCAGCCTGGAGGACGTTCCGGATTTCGTACCGGCGCTCGATCGACTGGGTCAGCCGGAACGGCAGATCCGAGCGGCGCAGCGTCTGTGTGGCCTTGATCTCCGGCACGCGCCGGATCGTGTCGAAGTCCACGAGGTTCAGGCCGAAGGACCGCATCGCCTCGCGGTTCTGGCCGATGTAGAAGCCGTCGCGGACCAGCTTGGCGTAGGCGTCGCCCTTGGGGCCGTAGAAGCTCGCCAGCACGGACAGGCGGTAGAAGGTCCGCAGGATCGTGTAGCCGTCACCCTCGCTGTGGTGGATCTGCGAGGGCGTGTCGTCGGCCATCGTGGCGGTGACGCCGACCGCGACCCAGGTCTCGGTGACGTCGGGAACGCGGGGCTGCGTCTCCTGCCAGCGGGGACGCACCATGTCGCCCGGCAGGCCCGTCACACCAGCGATCAGCGTGCCGATGATGGTGTCGAGGTCGAGGTCGTCAGCGGGAGGCGTAGAGGTAGGCCCCAGCGGGCCGCCCGTCGCGCTCGTGTTGGTGTTAGGAGCCGAGGAAGCCGCCACTGGATCGCTGCCCCGTCAGGCTCGGATTGATCGTCGCCAGCTTGCAGACGGCCTGCGTGAAGCCGTCGCCGAAGGGCCAGAGCTGCGCGTTGGTGATCGTGTAGGGCAGGTCGCCGAAGATGACGCCGTCGGCGGCGATCTCGCGCTTGCCGGTGTCGAGTGGGTAGCGGGTGACGATCATCAGATCGCCCTCCACCCAATCGCCTTCGCCCGTCTGCACGAGGCCGAGACCGTTGCCGGGCCAGATCACGCCCGTGAAGGCGACCCCTGCCCGCTTAGCTTCGGCGATGCCGACCTCGTTCACCGTGACGATGGCTTGGATCAAAACCGCGTCGGACCAGAAGTCCGGATCGTCGATGACGTCGGAGACGTTCTGGAGGGCCATCACTTCACCACGTGGGTGATCGCCCGGCGATACTGGCCGGTGTCGATGAGGGGCTTGGTGCCCGTGCGACCCCTCGCCTTGCGAGCCTTCAGCGTGCGCTCCGACAGTGGCGCGAAGGTGCCGTCCGTGATCTGCGCCTTGACCGCGTTCTCGCCGAGGATGCCGACCGCCGTGAGACCCTTCTGGATCGCCGACAGGTCGCCTTGCAGCGCAGCTTTGCCCAGCGCCTCCAGTCGGGGCGTGATCTGCGGCATGGCCGCCTCGATGCCCGGGATGAGATGCGGACGAGCCGGCAGGTTCCGCTCAGGAGCGCCGTTCTCCATCAGGTAGCCGATGACGGCGTTGCTCGGGGGCTGGTCCTCCAGCGCGCCGTCAGGCTGGCGAGGCGAGGCGTCCGCGGGAATGCCGACGTAGGCCTTGAGCTTGGTCAGAGCGTTCGCCGCGGCGAAGACCTGGTTCGTGCGGTCGACGGTCTTGGTGACGGGCATTAACGGCCGTAGGGGTAGTTCGCCATGGCAGCGAGGCTCGCGGCACGAGCGCTCGGCCGATAGAAGCCGCCAGTCACGAGACCGCGCAGAAGGGCCCACAGCCGCTGTCCGTAGGCCGTGCCGTTGTAGATGCCCGCGCCCGACGATGTGACGGACGAGGTGTCCATGGATTTGGAGATCGGGCCGACCGACCGGGACGAGACCGGCGCGAACGAGCCCGCACCGCCACTACCCGACGCCGACAGAATGCCGAGCGTCAGGTTGTGGGCGATGTAGAGCATCGTTGCGAGGTCGATCTGACCCGGCGGGATGCTCTGCGGCAGCGTCACGCCCGCCTGATCCAGCCAGAACTGGACGGCCGGATCGGGATACTTCGTGACATCCCCGAACTCGGGGAAGATGGCACGGAAGCTGGCGAGCGTGACGGCCATTGGGGCTTAGCCGACAGCCTTGGTACGGCGGCTGGTGTTGGTCGGCTCAGGCTCGCCGGGCTGGCTGGCGTGCCGGGGCTCGCCCGGATCGTCGCCCGGGGGCGTGGCGTTCTCGGGCGTCATCTGCTCGCCCGTCAGGCCGCCCGCAGGAGCCTCGGCGGTCGAACCGGCCTTGGCGTCCTTCTTGGCGCCCGGCTCCTTCAGAGCGGACTCAAGGGCCGGCTCCCAACCGAACGTCTCCTCGGGCGCCTGGTAGTCGTCGCCGACCTCCTCCAGAATGCCGTTGGTCAGGAACACGTGGTTCGGGTTGCCCTTCTTCCACGCGCCATAGGCGTCGGCGTCCACCTCGGACACCGCACCGTTGCCGGCGAGCGAGACCGAACGCAGCGGAGGCGCGTCGCCGGGCTTCTCGGGGTTCGGCATCGGCTCGGTCAGGGTAAGCGCCGTGTGCGAACGGTTCAGGACGCGAATGGTCTGCGGCTTCTTCGCCATGGTCACCCTCCCTGCTTCTCGGCGGTCTTGATCTTGCCGGCGAACTCGGCCGGCGGCTGGCTTGGGTTGTACGGCTCAAAGCCGCTCGGGCCGTGCTTGCCGGAGCGAGCCTCGCCCTTGGCGGTGTCCTCACGCTCGTGCGCGAAGACCTGGCCCTTCACCAGCGGCTCCCAGTCCTTCATCTGGACGCGCCACTTGTCCCAGAGGTCCTTGTCGACCCCGAAGGTCAGCGCGTAGCCGCCAGCGGTCGGGATGACGTCGCCAGCCTCAACGCGGCGGGTGTCCCGGTTGCGGGCGGGGCCGTCGATGATGACGACCGGCCCGACGTACCGGCTGATCTCCTCCTTGCGGGTGGGATCCTCGCGGGTCGGGGACGGAGTCGCCACCTTCTCCTGGAGCTGCATCTGGAAGCCGTGCGGCAGCGCGCACGCGACGGTCACAGTGCCGGGCATCTTAGACCCCCAGCATCTGCGACATGGCGATCGGCGCCTTCACGACCGCGCCGAAGGTGCCCGAGGTCTTCTTCTGCGCGTAGGACGACAGAAGGCGAACGATCGGGTGATCAACCAGCTTCGCGTTGAAGGCGCAGGTCGCGACCTGGGTGCCGTTGAAGCGATCCGCCCAGAGCTGGACGACGTTGCCTGAGGCCGTGGCATGCCGCGGATCGGAGACGACCTTCAGGCTCGGGAAGTTCTTCTGCAGCAGGTCCATGACGCTGATGCCGAACTGGTTGGTCGCCATCAGGGCTACGTCGCTCTGGGGCGGCATGACCAGCGTCATCGTGTCGGTCTTTTGGATGACGCCCGCCGTGCGGCCGACAAGGTCCAGCACCATCGCCTGGAGATCATTGAAGATCTCGTTGGCGGTGGCGACCACGACGCCGTTGTTGACCCACTTGGTGCCGCCCGCGGCCTTGGTGGACGGGGTGAGAGCGGCCGGCAGGTTCGGTTCGTTCAGCATGCCGTAGCAGGCCATGCCGGCGACGCCGTAGTGGTAGGTGTAGTCCTGGAACTTCGCCAGCGTGGCGGCGGCCGAGGTCTGCACCTCACCGACCCAGTTCAGGCGAGCGAGGCCGGCACGGTCGACCTGCAGATCGCCGTACTGCACGACGGTCTGGAACAGGTACGAGGAACGGTTCACCCAATCGAAATTGGCGTCCGAGCGGCCGTTGTTGTTCCAGTCGCCGTAGGGGGCGACCTCGCCGGTGTTCTCCACGACCATGAAGGTCGCGGTCTCGGTCGTCCAGTCGCCGGTCTTGGTCTCGCCCAGGATCTCCGCGCCCTTGTTGGGAGTCTGGACGATGCGGACGACCTCGGGGTCGATGTAGGCGGCGAGCCAGCCGGGGATGCCGGAACTAGCGGTCGTCACCAGCGTCGGCTGGGCGTCGAGCGCGAGGTTGAAGTTCCGCCGGTACTCGGCCGGCATGAACTCCGCGTCCTGCGCGAGATGGATGCCCCAGTCTGCTTCGAGAGTGGGGCGAACGGATGCGAGCTTCATTCTATTCGCCCCCTTTAGCCGATGGGAAGGTGAGAGATCTTGACGAGTTCGCCGGCCGCGCCGGAACCGCCGTCCGTCCAGCCGACGCAGTACCACTTGGTCTCGACGGAGCCGGACACGGTGGCGCCCGCAGCCGCGAACGACACGGATCCGTTCGTGGTGTTGGCGAACGCCTTCATGCCGATGGACGCGACGCCGGCACCCGCGTTCTTCGCGAAGTAGCAGCCGCCGGTCATGAGCGAGCCGACGCGCTGGCCCGCCGGGATGGTCATCCCGAACTCGGCCGGGAACACGTTGATGCTGGCCTGCAGCTCACGATGCACGAAGCCGGACGGGGCACCCGTGCCGGTCGACGCCACCTTGTTCTGAGCCGCGTTCACCCAGGCGAAGCAGCCGATGGTCACGCCACCCGTGTCAGCGACGAGAATGCCGCCGGAGGTGACGAAGCTGAACGACGGATCCGCGCTGGCGAAGTCGCCGGGGACGCCAGGCGCCTGGACGACGTTGACGGAGGTCTGAAAAGTCGTGGGCATGTTTCAAGCCTCCCTTAAGCGCCGAGGCGGTTCATGTGCGGGAACAGCTTCTGCGCCTCAGCGAGGGCAGCGGAGTCCTGCGTGACGGTACGGGCCGAGCGAGCGGGCTGCTCGCCGGGCTTGGCCGAGCGCTCGATCAGCACCGGCAGAGCCGAAGCGTGAACGCCGGTATGCTTGATGCCGAGGACATCGCAGGCGGCGCGGTGAATGGCCTCCTCGCTGTCCATGGCCGGCAGGTCGCCGACCCACGGGCGCACGAAGCGGCGGGCGTCCTCGATCTCGCGGAAGGTGCGGGCCTGCTCAGCGAGGGCTGCGTCCATGGCGGTCTTGCTGACCATGCCGGCGGTCGCCTTGCGGATGCGAGCCTCGATGAGGGCAGCGTCCATGGCCTTGTCCTTCTTCTCGTCGTCCTTCTCGTCCTGGGCCTGCTCACCACCGCCCATGGCTTGGCACCCAGCGATGACCTTTTCACGGTCCTCGGGGCTGAGTTTCCGGCACATCTCAATGCAGGCTTCAGCCGCATCAGCGTCGTCGGTGACTTCGCCACCCTCGGCGCCCTCAACGGCCTCCTTGACCTCGGCCTCGGTTTCCGGCGGCAGGATCTCGGCCAGCGCCTCGATCACCTCGGCCACGTCCTCAATGTCGGCGTCCTGGGCAAGCTTGCCCTTGACGGCGCGGTGGAAGCCGAGAACGACGGCGGGGATCTGAGACTTGAAATTCTTGCGGGTGACGCCAGCCGCGACCGGGCCAAGGTCAATGCGCGCGTCCTGTGCGATGCCCTTGCTCCGAGCGTACACAGCAAGAGCGCCCTGCAGAACAGCAGACGCGCCCGCAGTAGCGGTCTTTGCCATGATGATTTGTCCTATAAGTGCGGAGTCGCCGACGACGACGTCCGGGCCGGCGCGGCCTTTCTTCACGAGCGCAACGTGATTAGCGAAGATGTTCCGCATCACGCCATCGTACCGAACACCTGCGAAGGTGCCGGGCGTCATGTCGGGCTCGTAACGGTACGCGCTCGACAATTCTTTCTGCGATCCGTCCTCAACCATGCGAATGGCAGGACCAGACCAGCAGGCGAGGTCGGCGTACAGGTACGGCGCCTCGAAAACGGGGTTGGACACCACACCGACCGTGCGGGTGTGGTCGTGCTCGTCTGCGCTGACCGGGTTGTGGTCGAACAGCAGCGGCTTGTTGTTGAAGCTGTCGGCGGCCTTCGCCAGCTCATCCGGATCGCGCAACAGCGCGTAGCGGCGATCGGCGTCGAGGCCGAGGTCTTCCCAGCCCGGGATTTCCCGACCCAGGTACTCGTTCACGCACGCCTTGCTGATGGGCGTGCGCTTGACGTGAAGGTGGCCGTCGCCGTCGAACACACGCGCGGAGGCGCGGTCGAGGGCCAGACGGTCCTGCTTCTTGACGGTGAATTGCATGTGCGCCTCAGTCAGGCAGCACGGGCTCACAGAAGCATCGGCAATTCGGGAGCGCGCCCGCGTGCCCCGTCAGCCCGTCTAGGGTGGGTGGCGCATCCCAGCGCACGAACTTGCCGGCCATGGCCTTGTGCGAGGCGCGGACGTCGGTGTCTGCGGCGGTTCGCCAGTTGTAGCCTTCGCTCCCGACGTGCTCGGCTCTCGCCTGCGTCAGAAGCGTCGAGGTCCGGCCAACCTCGGTCCGGGCGATCAAATCTGCCCGCGATTTCGTGACCTCGCCGGTCTTCATGATCTCGGCCGAGATCTGATCGGCGCGCCAGCCCTTGGTGATGCCCTCGCGCGTCATCGCGTGGACGCGTTCGGCGGCTTCTCGCGGCAGGCTGGTGATGAGCCGAACCTGCTCATCCTGCCGCGCCCGCATCACCTGCCCGATGGGTGCCTCGGCGATCTCCTTGCGGAGCGCTGAGCCCATCTGCTCGGCGACGCGGAACCATGAGCGCTCGTCGCGGGCGGCGACCTCGGCCACCATGCGATTGCCGACCGCCTCGGCCCAGGGCTTCAGCGTCTCGGCGTAACGCTCCAACGCTCGGCCGATCGTGCCGGTGAGCGTCAGGTTTTCGAGGTCGAAGCCTCGAACGAGGTCTCCCACATGGCGAGCGACGGACCGAAGCCGGCGCCCATACTCTCGCTCGATCTTCTTCGCCCGGATGAACGCTGAGCGGAGCGACTGCCCTGCCCTGTCCTGGGCGATGACCGGGACGCTACTCCGCGGCCTGAGGCAGTTCGGGCAGCAGATCGTCGGAGCGATCCGGTAGCGGCTCGGCGCCGTCTGGCTGGTCTGCATCCGGGTCCGCTTCCGGCGCGGGCGCCTCGGTCGAGGCCGCGTCGATGTCCTCGTCGGTGATCTGCGTGAACACGCCCGTGCTGTCGCCCATCTCGCGCAGCTCGCGAAGGACGATGTCACTTGGCAGGGCCGGCTCGGCGGTCATGATGGCCTGCGTGCGCTTCAGAGCGACGTCGGCCTTCTCGGCCTCGCTCATCTGCCACAGCGGCTCGAACTCGAACCCGATGTCCTCGTCGATGTCGCCGAACTCGGAGAGCTGCACGAAGCCGATCACGCGCTTCAGGTTCTCGCCGAACAGCTTTTCCTGATAGGCGTGGATGAAGTCGTAGAAGACCCGGACCTCACCGTCCGAGGAGGCGTTCAGTCCGGAAGGCGTGACGCCGAGCAGCTTGACGAGCGGGATGCCGCAGACGCTCGCGATCTGCTCCTGGGCCTGGGCCTGGAGCTTGTCGAGCGTGCCGAGCGGCGTCGAGACGTTGAAGAACTCCTCGCCCGTGTTGAGGGCCATGAACCCGCGGTTGTCCCGCATGTTCACGAACAGGTCTACGCGGTTCTGCAGGTCGGCCGTACCGCCGGATCCAAGCATGGTCGCGAGGTCCATGCCCTTGACGCCACTCACCGAAAACGCGGCGATCAGGTCCGAGACGTCCTCACGGGTGCGCAGCCAGTTCGCGACGTAGGGCTGGGCCATCTGCGTCATGGCGAGGCCGCCGAACGCGTAGGCCGACTTGAGCAGGTCCGGCACCTCACGGCCGACGAACGTCAGCAGCCGCGAGCGGTGGATGGTCTTGCCCTGAACGTGCCAGGTCTGCGGAACGTACCAGTCCGCGTCCAGCGGGTTGATCGTGTTGTAGCTCTGCGGGTAGGCCCACACGGCCTCGACCGGCTGCAGACGCAGGAGCTTGTCCTTGCGAACCTTCTGACGGCTGGCGGCATCCCGCCCGTTGCCGATCGGCGCCATCAGTTCGTCGCCGACCTGGTCGCCGTCCAAGGCGATGTAGAGGTGCCCACGACCGAAGAACCCGTCGCCCTCCGCGACCTTGCGGAAGGCGTCTCGCACGTTCAGGCGCTCAAGAGCGTCGGCCAGCAGATCGATGCGGTCCTGGGTCTTCTCATCGCCCTTGCGGTTGACGAGGCGGATCCACTTCCGCGTCATCTCGGTGGCGATCGTCTCTACGATGCGCCGGTACTCGGGACGCTGGGCCATCGCCGACAGGGTCGGGTAGCCGAGGAAGTGCTGCCCCTCAATCGCGGCGTCGATCTGGCCGGCGGCGAGGACCTGAGCAGCCCACTGCCCCGTGGCCGACAGTGCGTCGTCCTGAGCTAGGCTGACAGCCGGCGTGGCACTCTTCGGAAACGCCGGCAACGCGAACGGGTCGACCTTCGCGGGCTTCGGCTTGGCGAACAGCGCCACATGCTCCCGCGTGATCTTGAGCGGGGCGTTGGTCTCCAGCTTCTGTGTCGTGGCGGCGTTGACCCGGGCTCGGGCTCGCCGCATGGCGCGCTTGGTCATCAGCCGTAGCGGCGACGCGGGCCACCAAAAGCGGCCGCCTGAGATGCAGAGACGACGAGCGGCTTAGGCCCGACAACCGGCCAGAAGGCCATCATGACCGCATCAGCGAGGTTCGGAGAGCGGGTGCCTTCCGGCGCTTTGTCTACGATGAGCCGCATCCGTCCGTCCTTGCGTGATGTCGGCTGGCTCAGCTCCTTCTCAAGCTGCCGGAGCAAGGGCAGATCGGAGGGCAGCGAAATCAACTCATCCGCCTTCCACGTGAAGGACGGGTCCGTGCGGGCGCGCCACGTGCGCTCAAACCGGCGCCGCAACTGCCACCAGCCCTGCGCCTTTAGGTTGCCGTAGAAGTCCTTGTTCAGCGGCGCGGGCGGCTGTCCTGGCCGCGTCGGCTCAATCGGCTCATCCGGGTTGAGTGCGCTCTCGGCCGCATTCCAGGGCGTGAGTCGGATCCCAGCCGGCATAAGCCGCTCATCCGCCAGCCGGTTGGTCTCGCCCTTGATGCCAGCCCCAATGCCGATGCTGTCGTACTGCAGCTCGACGTCGTAGCCCTCGCAGGCCTCAAGAGCCCGTCGAGCGGTGATCGCGGTGTCGCGCTCGCCCCATTCCTTTACGGACTTGAGGATGACGCCCTTGCGCATCGCCAGCGCGTTCCGGTCGCCGCCCTCATCCGCCACGTCGAGCGCCGCAACCCAGCCACCGACATCATCGAAGCCAAGGATTTCGTGGGCGTTGATCGCGGCCCTCACCCATTCGTGCGGGATGATGACGCCCTCGACCGAGGCTGCGTAGTTCCTGTCCACCTCTTGTGCGAAGACGTGCAAGAGGCCATCGTCCTTGGCCTTCTCTCGCCTTGCGTCGTACCATTCCTGTGACTTGGCCGGGTGATCGCGCCAGTCCATCACGAAAACGTTGGTCTTGCCTTTGGCAATCGGACCGCCGGTCCATTCGACGCCAGCCTCGCGTCGCCGATGGAAGACGTTGCCGAGACCGTTCACCGACGAGATGTCCACCTGAACGCGGGTGTTGTCTGCGAGCGCAGCTTCGATCTTCTCGGGCCGCTCGTAGTGGGCGCTCTCGTCCTTGAAGTAGATGAGCTTTCGACCGCCGCGGCCGATGTTGTCGCCAGCCTCGCCCGTGATGCTGGCCCCGTTCTCAGGGTTCACCAGCCTCATGTAGGTCATGTGGTCGTCGGGCTTGAACCCGACCGGCCAGAACTCCCGAGGCAGCCCCCGAACAATGATCCGCATCTTCTCAAAGATGCTGTCGGCGTCGCCGATCCTGTCGACCAACTGCTCCTTGCGGGAGCCCCATCCGACTGCAGCGCCGGGCCAGAACAGCCACAGCCAGACCGAGAAGGCGCAGCAAAGCCACGTCAGGCCAACGTCGCGGGCCTTCTCGACCAGTCCGCTCTCCTCGGCCTCAATAAGCCCCTGAAGGAACCTGACGCACTCGGCCTGCCGGGGGAACAGGATGAAGGGCATCCGCGCCGGTAGGTCCGTGCCCGACACGCGCGGGTCGTAGGTCGTACACCAGTGGTTGATGAACTCGACGGGGCGGGTTCGGTAGAACTCCTTGGCTCCGGCAGCCATCTCCGGCTTGGAGCGAAGCTTCTGAACCTGCCCTTGGCGCCAAGCGAAAGCCTCGACGTAATTCGGAGGCCAGCTACTCGCCGCTGTCGTTGAGGGTGGCGGCATAGGCTTCCGCCGCTTCCTTCGGTGTCATACCAGTCGTGATCGTCTGGATGGGCTTGCCGCCTGGTCCCGAGTGCTCCAAGCGCTGCGCCACGCCAAGGTGCCGGCCCATCTCCTGGAGGGCGGCCACCTTGTTGTGCATCTTGACCTTCAGCGCGCCGTCCTTGGTCTGACTGATCTCAGCAATGGCAGCCGCCGCATCATGGTCTATGATGTCGCTGCCGATCAGCTCGACCTCATTGAACGAGCGCGTCTCGGGGGTGCCGTCCTCGTCTTCTCGACCAGTCTCAGCCGTGTTGGCTCGCCACGCCACGACGCTTCGGATGTCACCAAAGCCGATGCGGGCAAGCTCAGTCAGAACGCGATCTGCGGTCACTCGCGTGCGGACGGAGCGCTGCTCCATCGCATCCGCAATCGCCTTGCCGACACCAACATTTGCCAACAGGCGCGACCCCTGCTGGTTGGCTGTATCGGGGCTGTAGCCGGCCCTTGTCGCGGCCTGAGTTGCGTTCAGGTCGATCAGGTACTCGTCAACGAACCGCTGCTGTTGCGGTGTAAGGGCCATGCATCACCGCTTGCGCTTCGTCGCAGCCGCATCCTCCGAGGAGGCATCGGCGTCGGACGGCGGGACGTAGTCGCCCGTGCTCTCGGTCGAAGCCGGCATGTCGCTGGACGAGGCAGGAGCGGCCGCGGCGGTCTCAGCCGAGGGCGAGATAGCGGCAGGAGCCGGATCGGCCTCAGCGGGCTTCTCTGCGTCTTCTATGGGCATCTCACCCGTCGCCATGACGGTGGCGGTCTGGACGATGGCGTCGAGAGAGGTGCGGAGGTCGGACAGGAGCGGCATGGCGGCGGCCAGCTTCTCCTTAACCGTGCCCATGTCGGGGGCGGCATTCGCCTCGGCGAGGAGGTCTAGGCCCTTGGCGTGCTGCTCGGCGACATTGGCGCAGAGGCGGCTGAGGGCGATCTTGTGAGCGTCCTGCGACATGGAGGGCTCCTGTGTGTCAGAGCGCGTCGATACGCTGGGCGAGGATGCCGTCAGCACGGGCGAGGTCTTTCAGTGCCTTGCGCGCCGGCTCGGCGTTGAAGCTGAGCTTAGCGATCACCGTGTCACCCTCTCGGCGCACGTCGGCGATCACGCAGCCTTCAGCGAACGCTTCCCTGAGAACGAGTTCAAGCTTGGACGGTTGAACTGCCCAGCGAGGGTCGCGGACATCGCCAGCCGGAACGAAGAACGACCCGCCCACGCCTTGCTCGCGCTGGGCCATATGCTGCTGGTCGCTCTGAACCGTGGGCTGTGTGGCTCGGCGAGGGCCAGCGGCAGCCGCACGGGCGATGCGAGCATGGCTCAGAGAGAGGAGCGTGTCGGTGGGATGCATCACCGTGCTCCCATCATCAGGTCAAAGCCTGCGCAGATCCAGCCGGCGGTGAAGAGGCTCGGCAGCATCAGCCAGGTCAGGACGGCGTCAGGGCTCGCCATCGGCGCCAAGCCTCGTATCGGCTCCATCCATCGTGATCTGCACACGGATGCCCAGGGCTTTTAGAGCACGCAGATTGCTGACCAAGTCGACGAGCGGCGCTAGCGACTCTCGGGCTTTGGCTAGTCCCTCATGGTCAACGTCAATGCCGAGCTTGACGACCATTTCCTTGACGGTATCGGCCATTACACCCGCCCCTCAGCCTCAGCCATCACCCGGCGCCGAATGCCGGCTAGCTCAATCTCTCCGGATGTGTCTTCGTCCCAGTCCTCGGGGAGGAGGTCGTCGGGATCACGGTCCAGGTGGACGTCGGAGAGATCATCGAAGTCCACGGGTCAGGCGCCCCCGCTCGTGATGGCGTCCATCGCAACCTTCAATCCGGCATAGCCATGGAGATGAGCGCTGATTGCCGCCTCTAATCGCTTACGGGCTTCGCTGGCGGCTTTCTCGGCTTCGGCTGAGGATACGGAGCCAATTCCCATCCGACCCGCCCTGAGGGCCCGCGTATGGAAAATGTCGATTGCCGCCGTGATGTCGGCCGGGATGGTCTCGGGCATGAGAAGATAGCGCCTGCCAGAAACGGCTTGCCGGGGCCGGCACAGCCCCCGCGGGGTGAAGCCCCGACGCACCCGTATCTGGCACTACGTCCAGCCGTAATGCGAGGTTAGCTTCGATGCAGGCTCACTTGAGAGCGAGCGGGCCAATCCTCTGCATCGAACTGATTGCCCGAACGCTCGGCGCTCAATGGCGGAATTTTGAGACAACAACCCTGTCGCCTCGATCGCCTTTGATCGTGGGCCGGGGTCCGAAGTGGGCCAGACTGCCGTAGCTGTCGCCGCGGTTCGGATGTGTCCTGCGTGCCTAGATACACGAACGATAGGTTTTGTCAATCGTTCTAGGCCGCCTCAATAGCATTTTCCTCAAGCCACATCGGCGTGATCCGGCCGAAGATGTCGACGCCGACCTTCGTGCGGCCGGTCCGCTCGTCGTGCTCCTCGACCGTGCCATGGAACGAGGCGAACGGCCCATCCTTCACCCGGACGCTGCCGCCGATCTCGAACAAGACCTTGCGAGCCGCATCGTCGTCGCCACCGACGCCCGTGATGCAGTCGGCGAAGTTCTGCAGGTCCTCGGCCGAGATGACCATATGACCGCCGCCAGGGCGCTGCACGACGCCGGAGCGGCCATAGCCCGTGGCGTCGTCGTACACGCCGGGATGGCTCTCGACGTGCCGCAGCTCGCGCCAATCCAGCACGCCGACGAAGATGACCCGGCGCAGGACGGGGATCAGAGCCAGCCGAACCTTGCCGATGTCGGAAACCAGCCGGATCGCCTCACGCGCCTCAAACACAGGCGTGCCGGAAGCGGTGATCTGCTCGGCGGCCTTCGTCGCCCAGCGCGGCAGCGTGCGGATGACGTACCACGTGCGGGTGGGATCGACCTCAAACCGCTCTTGGCGCTCCCTGGCGGCCATGTAGGCGCCGGCTCGCACCGACTGCATGTTGACCGCCACCGTCCGCCTGACGGCCTTCTTCCGCGAACGCTCGCGGGCCTTCTCGCGACGGAGGGCTCGACGCTGCTTGTTGGTCACGCTTCCACTCCATCCGTCTGTTCAGATTTCGCTTTGGCTTCGGCTTGTTTAAGGGTGGAGAGAGCCATCATGCCGCCCTCGCTCTGGCCGGATGGATGTTCATCTCGGCGAGGATGTGCCTAGGCACTGCCGTCCGCGGGTCATCCGGCTGGGGCGTGAGCTGCGCCAGAGGCCAGTAACCGCCACGCCCCTTCCACAGCTTGACCTCTTCCCGCCAGCGCTCATCCGAAAGCGTCGCGAGGTAGCTGGCATCGCCTCGCTCACGAGGCCTCTGCGGTTCAGCTTGCCGGGCATAGTGCTCCCACAGCCGATCCCGCGGGCTGAGCCAGAACTGAGCCTGCTTGACGTAGCCCGTGCCGATGTTGCCCTTGCGCTTCATCTCGGCGGCGTAGGCGCGCACAGCCCGCAGTAGGGTTTCCGGGGTGGCGCCTGCCTTCAGCGCAGAAGCATATCGCTGAGCCGCTGGCTGCTCGGGGTTCGCGCCGTCACGCTTAGGGTACTCAGCCCAGAACTGATCAAAGCCGTCAGGCTTCGCATCCTTCGCCCCCTTAGGGGGTAAGGGGGTATTATCTTCTCTTCTCTTCTCTTTTAGGCTTGAAAGGCTTTCAAGCGCCGCTTGAGGCGCTTCGTTATTTATCAATGGGTTAGCAGGCGAGTTCTCGTTGTTTTCTCGTGCTTTTTCACGGTCGGCGCGAGTTTTTCCACCTTTTCCAGCATTTTCTCGATTTTTCATGACGAATGCGAGTTCGCGTCCGGCCCTCGCATTGGTGATCTGGTTGCCCACGACGGTCAGTTTCCCGGCCACCAGAAGCTCATCTAACGCCCGCTGAAACGTGCGAAGCGTCTGGTTGCAGCGGCCGGCAATCCCGCGGTCGTTGCGCGTGATTGGCCCCTCATTCAGCATGATGAGCTGCACCACGACGTGGTAGGCGCGATAGGCCGCGTCGCTCAGCGCCTCGGTGCCATCCATCCACGCCGGGATATCGTGCTTGTAGAACCCGACCATCAGGCGATCTCCGACAAGACGTTGCAGGCGACATCGCAGAAGCATTCGATGCGCTCGGTCGGGCCGCCGCGCTGCTTCAGGATCTCAAGCTCAAGCACGTTACGAACGCGGGCGAGCCGGTCGTACTCTTCAGGCGTGAGGTCCACGCCGTGCTCAAGGTAATAGGCTTCGCGGAACAGGCCGATGACCACGTCGGCGTCCTGCTCCACTGAACCGCTGTCGCGAAGGTCGGCGAGCTTCGGGCGCTTATCGTCCCGGTTCTCAAGCGAGCGGTTAAGCTGCGACAGCGCGAGGACCGGAACCCCGAACTCCTTCGCCATGCCCTTGAGGGAGCCGGTGATCTCGGTCAGCTCCTGCACCCGATTGCCCGAGTAGCGCTTCGAAGCCTTGATCAGGCCGATGTGGTCGATGACGATGAGGCCGAGAAAGTGGCCCTGCCGCTCAAGGCGCAGGCGATACTGACGCACGCGCGCCGCGATCTGGGCGACGGAGAGGCCGGGCTGCTGCTCAATTTCGAACGGCAGCGTGTCCAGCAATCGCTGGGCGTCGACCAGCCGCTGAAGGCCGCGGTCGGAGATCTCGCGGCCCTGAGCAATGGCGCGGTAGGTGAGATAGTCGTTGGCGCGCGGATCATAGGCGCAGGCCGCGAGCGCACGCTCCGAAAGCTCTTTGGCATCCATCTCAAGCGAGATGAAGCAGACGCCGAAGCCCGCGCGGGCGGCCGAGAGGCCGAAGTGGACGCCGGCCGTGGTCTTACCCATGCCGGGCCGACCAGCCAGGATAATGAGCTGGTTCTCGCGCATGCCTAGCGTGGCGTGATCCAGCTTCGGTAGGCCATACGGGGCGCCGAGCTTCACGCGGCCGGCGCGAGCTTCCTGAACCCGCTCAATGACGCCGAGGGCGCTGCGGCCGATGGCGACGCGGCGCATGTGATCCGGCATCGCGGCAGTTGCGATCTCGTCCAGATCCTCGATCATCTGGGCGGCGTAGCCAGCCGGGTCGGCGACACCGCCCGCCGACATGGCGGCCTGCGCAGCAATCGCGGTCTCAAAGAGCCGGCGCATGCGCGACGCTTCGCGAACGGCCTTTGCGTAGGACGGGGCGTTGATCACCGTCGTGGCTTCCGTCGCCAGACGACCGAGGTACTGGCCGACCGTTTCGCCTCCGAGATCGCGGTTGCCGAGGATCGTCGTCAGAAGCCGGAAATCGACGTGCTCGCCGGCATCCCGGCGACCGCACATGGCCTCGTAGAGCCAGCCATTGACCTCGCTGTAGAAGTCAGACGGCTCGACGATGTGGCGCACGCCGTCGATCGCGGCTGGATTGTGCAGGATCGCCCCAAGCAGCGAGGCCTCCGCGCCAAGGGCCTGCGGACGCTCAACCTGATCCTGCGGCGCACCCGTGTTCATGCGCGCCGCCCGAACGTCGTTACAGTGGCACCCATGAACTCATTCTGGGCCGGGGTCTGATACAGTTCGAGGAAGGCGCACCAAGCGCGAGCGGCGCGCCGACCATCTTCGATCTGGTGCGTCCGATCCGCGAGGTTCCGGGCGGCCACGTAGGCATCCCAGGCTTCGGTCTCGCGACGCTCGCGCTCAGAGTTAAGGTTAACCACGCTCATGCGGCTCTCCCAAACAGGTCGAGGGTTGCGGTATCGTCGCTGGGCTTGGCGGGAGGAGACGGGCAGTCGCGACGAGCGATCTCAGCCTCGGCCGCGCTCTGGCAGAAGGCGTCGGCACAGCTCCACACGCCATCGTCCTTCAGACTGACGTCAAAGCCATAGCAGGCGCTCTGTCCGCAGAAGGCGCACCAGCGCTCTAGACGGGAACGGGCTTGGTGCTCTTGGTGCCAGCCGGCGTCCGTGAGGCGGGAGCAGTCGAAGAACAAGCCGGCTTTACCCGGGTAAGAGTGATCAGCTTCCATCGCCATCACTCCGCAGCCATGAGGACGGGGGCGGTCTCAAGCGCGTCCACCGCCTCAATGCGACGGCCGATCCAGCGCATGACGTTGCAGGCCATGGAGTTGCCCAGCATCTTGTAGCGGGGGCCGTCCGGCATGATGCCGCGCCGCCAAGGCACGGCCGTGTAGCCATCCGGGAAGCCCTGAAGGCGCTCGCACTCGGTCGGCGTGAGACGGCGGACGGCCCACCGATCCCAATCCTCAAGGGCGGGGCCGCCGTTGTGGCCGATGGCTATCGCCTCGGCCTGCGGCAGGGAGGCGCTGAGAGAACCCGCGCGGGCCCACGTGACGTCCGGATCCTGTCGGGCGTTGAAGGCGATGAACGCCTCGCTCTCGAAGTCCAGCCGGCCGGTCGGACCGCCATGCGCGGTCAAGGCCGGCGCGACTCTGATGGGCCCACGCGTGTCATTGCCGCCGAACGCGACGGGCAGGAGCGTATCCGTGCAGTCGCTGTCGACGCCCTTGGCACCGTCACGCGCGCGCAATGTCTGTGCGACCGGGATGATCGGCGTGCCCCGGCCAGTGCCATCTTCACTGGCGTCGAAGCCCTCGCCGCGCAGACTATGCGCCACGAGCTGCCCTGCGGCAGCCTCATCGGGCCCTATGCGCCAGCCTCCGCCAGGTCCGGTCCCGGCAAGGGCTCCGGCAACGAGGTGTCCGGCTCGCGCGTCGTTGTCATCCGGGCCGCAACCGCCGCCAGAGCCCGCCGCAAGGGTTCCGGCAACTCGCGCTTCCGTTTCACGGCGCGGCGCAGGATCCCCGCGCAGGCTCGCGCGCTCAAGTAGTACCGCCGCGGGACGTCGCCAGTCTCCAAGATATCCGACAACGAACACACGCCGTCGTCTCTGAGCGACAGCCCGTCCAAAGCCGTGAATTCGGACGTACTGAGCGTCCAGCACTCGGTAGGCGAACCCATACCCGAGTTCGACCAAGCCCCCGAGGATGGCACCAAGGTCCCGTCCGCCTCCCGATGACAGAACACCGGGGACGTTCTCCCAAACCACCCACCGGGGGCGCAGGCGCTTAGCCAAGCGAAGAAATTCGAGCGCCAAGTTACCGCGGTCGTCTGCCAATCCGCCTCGGAGACCTGCGAGGGAGAAGGATTGGCAGGGGGTTCCGCCAACAAGGAGCTGAATAGGTCCGTACTCGTCCGCGCGGATCGTCGTGAAGTCGCCATGCAACGGCACCTCGGGATAGCGATGGGCTAGAACCGCCCTCGGATGCTCGGCGAGTTCGGAGAAGAATTGCGGGCGCCAGCCGAACGGGTGCCACGCGACGGTGGCAGCTTCGATGCCAGAGCAGACGGACCCGTAGCGAAGGCTCATGCCGCCCTCCCCGACGTGTCACGGATCAGCATGTCGTTGGTGGGAAGACGCCAGTCTCGGACAGCCTGACGGACATCCTCAACCGACCGAACGACTTTGACGGGGTGCCCTAGATCCTGAAGCGCATCGTGGCGCTTCTCTTGATCCTCGGACGGAACTTCCTTCCGCACGCCCTTCACGATCGGCGGCTTGACCTCCAGGAACCAAATGCTCGGCGGGAAGTCGGCGGGTCCGATGATGTCGAGATCAGGCCACCCAGCGATGGCGCCCATGCGCTTCTCGCGGCGACCCTGCTGCATGCTGCGGGGCTTGTTCGGGGTGTGCTTCACCCGCCAGCCATGCGGCAGCGTGGTGCGCAGGTAGTCGAGGATCGCGACGTGGACCGGCGTCTCCCGATCCACCCTGGCGCGCTTCTTCGCTGCGTCGGCGCGGCGGTGCTGTAGGGCTATGGCAGATGACGCGACCATGGGGCCTCGTGCTGTGAGGTTCAGAAGGGCGATTGAGGGACGAGAAGCGGCGCCCCAAATCGGGCGGCTCGCTCAACAAAGGCCGCATACCGATGCGCGCGGCCGTACATCTCAGGCTCGCAGACGTATTTCTCGACGGTGCGCCGATTGAAGCCTGTCAGCACAGCGATGCGCCGGACCGGCACATCCTGGCTGTACAGCTCGCGCATACGACGCACGTCGCTCATCATCATGGGACGAGATGCGCTAGTCATTGCCCGTCCTTGTCCACCAGACGAGCCACCACGGCAGGGACCTTCCCTGCTCGCGATACCGGACGGCTTGCGTCCACATCCACGCGTCGAGCCGTGCTCTTAGCCATCGCATGCTCCCCCCTCCCGAGCGCGAAGAACCGCGCTCTCTGAAGATCTGCTTCAGCCTCCCAGCGCTCGCACTCGCGGGCGTAGCGATCCTGGATGGCTAGGTACGTGTCAGCGTCGAGCCGAACCGGCTGACGGCCCAGGAACTTGCGGACCCAAGATCCGCTCTCGCCGATCGACCGACCCACGTCGTCGTAGGCGTGCATCTTCGATCCGACGTGCCTAGCGGCGCGCTCGACGAGAGCACTGAGGATCGGGAGGGTGGCGCTAGCTGCGCTTTGCATTGTCCGTTTCCGGCCAAAATCTGTCCGCCACACGACAGGGCTCCATGGTCGATTGCTCGTCGACACGGAGGAGCCGCAGATGGCCGGACTCGACAGGAAGGGGGTTACGCGACGTGACTATGGTCACCGCGCATGGACCGGGCTGGACCATGAATGCGCGGTTCGAGAGAGCGGGCGTGCGTACAGACCCTGCAAGGTCCACGACCGTCCGCATGTGAGCGAGCGTCCGGGCTGCAACCCGGCTGATCGCAAAGAGGATGGAAAGTGATGGCGAAGGGATCATTGCGATACCTCCGCCCAGTCGGCAGCCCACAAAAGCTCGGCCGCCGCAATCGGACAGGTAGGCTTGGTGACATTCAATCGATCAAAGATCTTCTGAACTTTGCGTATCCCGAAAAGCGCGGTGGAATGATCGCGCTTGCCAACCCGATAGCTGATCTGAGGAAGGCTCAGGAGGGTGTAATTCTTAGCGACCCAGAAGAGGATCTGCCGCGCCTTGACCTGCTGAGAGAGGCGCCGATGCGAACAGATCTCCAAGACGGTGACACCCGTCACAGCCGAGACGATCGCCGTGAGGCGCTTCATCGGGAACGCCTTCTGGTCCTCAAAGTCCTCCGGGCGAACGGGCTTCGGAGGGACGAAGCCCTTCTCGCTTACCTTCGGCTCAGACCCAGGCTTCGCAGCGGGCGCCTTGATCGGGCTTTTCGGCTTGGTAGCAGCCCTCAGATGCGGGCCACGCACCAGGGCAATGTCGACGAGCGGCGCCTTTGGGCGATTGTCGCCGAAGCTCACGCGGCCGGTCTCAAAGGTGCGAAAGCCAGTCATTCAGCCGATCTCCGCGCCGTTGGCCTCAGTGACAGCACACAGCTCGTCAAGGCGCCGGGACAGGAGCCGGGCGCGATCGACCGGGATGGCTGTGCTGACGTAGTGCCGGCCGTTGTTGCCGAGCTTGACGACGTAGATGCGCCCGTGAGCGGCGATGAAGCGAAGCTGGCCGCCATCCGCCGTTTCCAAGACATGCTTAAACGTCGTGTCGCGCGTGTCAGTGAGAGCGGCCATCAGAGCGAGCCCCCATGCGAGTGATGAGGCGCCCAGACGGATCCGCCGATCTCTCACTGGGCGTTCACTGAACGCGCCGGCCGCGAGATGGCTGACCTGTTTATCGCCCGCCTGGTTGACGGCGACCGGCCCGTTGAGGGTGAGCCGATTAGCTACTGCCGCGATCGGCTGCTCGGCATCAAGGGTTGGGTGTTCCCGCAGGTTCGGGCCAGCCTGATCTTCCAGGCGTGGAATGCGTGGCGTCGCAATCAGGAAGTGCTCCGCATGAACGTGAATACCCGGGCGCTGCCGAAGCTGGAGCGCTGATCGATGCTTCGCGACGATTACACAATCCACATCAACGTCGACGGCATCATCATCGGTGATCGTCGCGAGGTCGATCCGAAGACCGTCAAGTACCTCACCGCGTCCATCAAGGAAGTCGGTCTTCAGCACCCGATCACCGTTCGTAAGGTCGGAGACGATGTCCACCTTGTGGCCGGTCGGCATCGGCTGGAGGCCGTCAAAGCCACAGGAGCCCAGACTATCCAAGCCCACGTCGTGCGCTGGTCGAAGGACCGGGCGCGTATGTGGGAAATCTCTGAAAACCTGCACCGCGCAGAGCTTTCTAGGATTGAGCGGGCCGAGCAGATTGAGGAGTGGCGAGCGCTGAAGGCCAAGGGTGCGCAACTTGCGCACCCTTCTGCCAACGCGCAGCCGCACGATGTTGGCGTCTCGGCTACGGCTGAGGAGTTGGGCGTCTCTCGCCGAGAGGTTGAGCGCGCACGCGAAATCGCCTCGATCTCCGATGAGGCCAAAGAAGCCGCGAAGGAGGCTGGCTTCGCTGAGAAGCAATCGGTCTTGCTCGAAATCGCGGCGCGACCCAACGATGAGCAAGTCGCCGCTGTGGCCGAGATTGCGGCTGCCCGCGCTCTGAAAACCGAGCAGGACATCAAGAACCGCGCGGCTCAGGATGTCGCGGAATTGTTTGCCACGCATATTCCACCTGACGTGTGGGACATGCTTAAGGCCAGCATCAAGACCGCCGACAACGTTAATCTGATCTTGGCGGCGTTCAACAATCTGGTCGGCAATTCGATCATGGACCGGAGGCACGGCTAAATGCTGCGCCTCTCCCACCAAATCCGGCCCATGTCGGCCGGTAGCAGCGCCGAGGTGTTCTGGACCGGGGCTATCCCGATCGAGCCTCTGAGCCTGCGCACAGCCCAGGCGGGTCATGCCCGAGAGAACGCCAGAACCGTGCGCGACGCGACGAGCTTGGTCCGCTTGCGCTTGCAGAACTCAATACTCTCGGGGATGCCGTCGTAGTGCTCGGCGGCGTCGACCACCTGCGTTTTGGTCGGGCGCTGATTGCTCGCGTTCGCGAGGCGACCGTGCGTCTTCCACTGCCAGATCAGATTGGCGACGGTGGAGACGGCGTTGCTGTCTGCGACACCCTCCATCGCAAGGACGTTGGCCGCCGAGCGGGACAGACCGAGGTTAATCGTCTTGACCGCCTCGTCCTTAATGCCGAAGACGATGACGACTTCGGCCGGGATGCCGGTGGCGACAATCATCTCGCAACGGTGCTGCCCGTCACCGAGCACGCCGCTCTCGGTCACGCTCAGGCTCTCACCGTTGAACTGGAAGCGGCCACCGCTGTTCTCGCGCACCAACGTGTTGATGTGCGACTTCGCCTTCGGCCGATTGTGCGTGTTGCTCTCCAGCAGAAGCTCAGCAAGCACGGGGGTCAGCGTCACGATCTCGACAGACCGCCCGCCCGCAACCTTCTCAGCAAGCCAGCGCTTCATCCTCAGGCGTTCGCGCCGCAGAGCCTCAGTTTTAACCGCAGCGCTCGGCATCTTGTCGGGGTCAACCTCGGCAATTGCCTTGTCGATTGCCCTGCTCAGGTCTACGTTCAACATAGCTTCACCCACTGGGCGCGCCGCTTCGCCGGCCGCGCCCTTTTTTTGTCCCGCCGCATCCGCGGTCGGGTCGAAGCTCAGGGTGGAAAGCTCGGGGAGCGAGATCGGCCGGCGACGATCACTCACAGCGCGTACCTCACGGCACCGCAGAGGATCAGGATGGCAGCGCCAGGAATGACCGGGCTGTCGATGTGGCGCCAACGGCAAACACACCAGACAGAGGCAATGGCCGTCGCCGCCAGTTGAGCCTTGAGGATCAGCATCATGCCGAAGCCCTCTGCTGCTGCTGCGCCGCAATCTCTAGGCGCAGCTTTTCTGCGGTTGGACTGGACATGAAGAGAGCGACAGCTTGCTCATGAACCGAGCGACGCCGTGCGCGAAAATCGTCTGTTGGGTTCTTCCAGCAGTCACGCCCGAATTCTCTGCTGATAGCTCGACCCGCGGCGAGCGCGGCAAGCTGCTCAAGCTTCCATGCGGGGTCGCTCCACACAGATCGCATCGAGGCCTGCCGCAGCGTCTTCGTGCGGACCTTGCGCTCTTCGGAGCTGTGAAACGTCAGAGAGGACCAATCTGGGATCTTATCGACGCCCTTGCCGCTCTGTTCGACAAAGAAACGGCGAAAGCGGCCATCAATCTGAAACCACTCAGAGGCGAGGCGGTACTCTTCAAACCTCCCGTGAAGCGCGCGCTCGTCGGCATACGTGCCCGGCCAAATCGCGATGAGGCGCGTCAGAACCGGGCTATGCGTGCGCACTGTGGCGAGACGCTGATGCGGGTCACGGGCACAGCCGATTTTGGCTACGCCGTTCTGAGCCTCAATGATGTAGACGTAGCTACTCATGCCGCAGCTCCCGTCGACTGCGCCGAACGGACAGGCTGCGGCGCATGAGCCGCCACGAGCGTTTCGTAGGTCACGCCCGCTATGCGCTTGGTTTCGGCATGCTCAATCAGCGCCTGCCAGTAGGCGACCGGGATGGACCGGCGCCGACGCATGAGTGTGGTGTGCTCGACAGGCTTGCCGACGATCCTGCCGACAGCGGCAGGGCCTCCGAGAGCGTCGAAAATGGCTAGCACGGGGTCCATGGCTATAACCGATACACCACGTATCGGCTGGGCGCAATACGCCCCGTATCGCAATTCTATGCATGACGGCGGAATGGATACGCCTGCCAGCAGATTGAAGGCCGCCCGCGAGCGCGCCGGCTATCGGAATGCTAAAGTCGCAGCAGATGCGCTCGGCATGAAAGAAGCCGGCTATCGGCACCACGAAAACGGCACTCGCGACTACACCTACCGGTCAGCGCAGAAGTACGCCAAGGCGTTCAAGACCACCGCCGAATGGCTGATGGATGGCGAGCGCGAAGAAGAGGACCTAGGGCCGCAGCAGGCGCGTGAGGCCGTTCTGCTATCGTGGGTAGGCGCGGGCCAGCTCGGGCCAGTCGCACCTATAGAGAGCATTGAAGCCGTCGGCCGTATAGCGGTCGATCGTCTTCCGCCCGGCGACTGGGTCGCGCTCCAGGTCGAAGGCTCGTCTATGGATCGGATCGCTGTCGACGGCAGCACGATCATTGTCAACCGTCGCGACAAGCGGCTGGTGAGCGGCAAATTCTACGTGTTCATCGCCAAGGACGGCGAGGCGACGTTCAAGCGCTACCGCGCCAATCCTGCGCGATACGCGCCATATTCGACCGACCCCGACGAGGAGCCCATCTACCCCGAGCTTGAGCCTGAGCGTGATTGGCAGGTGTTTGGGCGCGTGCATCGAGTGCTGACAGACATTTAGAGGTTGCAGACGGCCGCGACGTATCGGCCTCGCACACTTTTTTCCGAGGTGCGATACAAACCGTATTGACCGACGCCGATACGCCCCGTATTGTCCTGACATCAGCCGCCGCCCTGGAGCGCCGCGATGTCCGCCGATCACCTCATCATCCTCTGTGCATTCGCCCCGGTCTACGTGGGCGCTCTCGCCTGGCTTTCGTGCCGGATCGGCTTCGGGATCGGAGCCTGAGCCATGCGCGCCTACTTCGACGTTGCACCCTACGCTGTCGACGAGTTCGGCAACGGCTATGCAGTGTTCAAGGGTATCTTCCGTCTGACGGATGCCTTCGACTGCGAGGGCGACGCATACGGGCATGCTCACGCTTTCCTTGATGAGGATGAGGCTCAGGCGGAGATCGACGCCGCTGAGCAAGCTGAGCTTGAGGCCGAACGGTACGCCATCGATGCAATCGGCAAGGCGCCAACCATCTCTCACATTGCGAAGGCTGCCTGACAATGGCCAAAACCCGCACCAAGCCTACGAAGGCGGCTTCTCCAGTTGTGCCCAATCAGGCGGATGAGCCGTTCATCACCTCGTACAAGGGCTTCAATCGCGACCTGACGTGCCGCGGTTTCAAGTTTGAGATCGGCAAGACCTATACCGTCGAGGGCAAGGTTGAGGCGTGCAGCAACGGTTTCCATGCCTGCGAGCACCCGCTCAACTGCTTCGACTACTACGCCCCGGCTACGTCGCGGTTCTTTGAGGTTCGTCAGTCTGGCGAACTCGCCCGGCACGCTGCCGACACGAAGGTCGCTTCCGCCAAGATCACGCTCGGCGTTGAGCTTTCTATCGGCGATATGGTCGCCCGTGCGGTGAAGTGGGTGTTTGATCAGGCGAAGCCTGAGAACACTGAGCACGCCACCGGGGACCAGGGTGCCGCGTCCGCCACCGGGCACCGGGGTGCCGCGTCCGCCACCGGGGACCAGGGTGCCGCGTCCGCCACCGGGTACCGGGGTGCCGCGTCCGCCACCGGGTACCAGGGTGCCGCGTCCGCCACCGGGTACCGGGGTGCCGCGTCCGCCACCGGGGACCAGGGTGCCGCGTCCGCCACCGGGGACCAGGGTGCCGCGTCCGCCACCGGGTACCGG